GTATTATTGCATCAGACAAACTGATTGGTTTAAGTAAGTATACACGTATTGCACAATGGTGTGCTATGCGAGGTACACTCCAAGAAGAACTTGCAAATGACATTGTACGTGAAATACAGAAGGCAACAGGTGCAGAACACTTAGGTGTGTATGTACAAGCAACACACGGTTGTGTTGAAAACAGAGGTGTTAAGGCACATAGTAGTCTTACACAAACAACTGTATTGAAAGGCGCATTTAAAGATGACGCAGGAACAAAGAAAGAGTTTATGGATAATATTAAACTACAACAATCATATGCTTGTGATAGATAGGAATAGATTATGAAACTTAGATATTCAGAAGCATTTTATAGTGTGCAAGGCGAAGGCAAGTTTGTAGGAGTACCTAGTGTATTCTTACGTACCTTCGGTTGTAACTTTCGTTGTATGAACTTTGGACTAGAACGTGGAACACCTGCTAGAGCAGACGGTGTAAAACATAATCCTGAAGTAAAAGAATTACTTGACAGCAATATAATTAACACTGTTGAAAAGTTTACAGACTTACCTGTAATACATACAGGCTGTGATACATATGCAAGTATCTATCCAGAATTTAAAAAGTTTATGATGGATAGAACTGTAGATGAAGTAGTTGAACACTTATTGAGTTTGACTCCTAACGGACAGTGGACATTAGATAATGGACAAGATATTCATTTAATATTCACAGGCGGAGAACCTTTGTTAGGGTGGCAGAGATTCTATGCAGAGCTATTAGAACACCCGCAGATGAGAGACTTAAAAAATGTTACATTTGAAACAAATACTTCGCAGAAGTTACGACCTGATTTCAGAGACTATCTTAACAATCAAGACAGATTTGAAGTCACTTGGAGTTGTTCCCCAAAACTTAGTGTCAGCGGAGAACGCTGGGAGGATGCTATTAACCCTGATATTGCTAGTGAGTATTTCAGTGTTCTTAATAGTAAACTTTATCTTAAGTTTGTTGTGGCTGACAGCATTGACGTTGAAGAAGTTAAAAGAGCTGTTACTGAGTATAGGAGCGCCGGGGTCGACTGTCCGGTATATCTTATGCCGCTCGGAGGACGCTCTGAAGAATATAAACTTAACGTTAAGGAAGTGGCTGAATTATGCATGGCGCAAGGATGGAGGTTTACACCAAGACTCCATATCGACCTTTTCGGCAATGCATGGGGGACTTAGTCGAGGTGAACTTGATAGGTACCATAATGAACAACACCGACGTGCAATGAATGCACCAATCGAAACACCAGAGCATAGAGCTCGGAAGGCAGGACTGTAAATGAAAGATATAATTAATAAATTAAATCCTTTTGCTACAAAAGAAAAAACTGTAGAAAATGTAAAAACTACAGAACAAGAGCGTAGAGCTATTCTTGATAAAGAAAAAGCAGCCGCTACAGCAAAAGGCGAACCTTGGGTTGCTGTACTAGATACACAAGTCAATCCTGAAAACATTAGAAATGGGTTTTTTGAACTTGATTGGAATAACGAGTTTATTGAACAACTTTTGGATGCAGGATATAAAGGCGAAACTAACGAAGAAATTATTGATAAATGGTTTAGAAGTATTGTAATTCAAATGCTTGAAGAAGAAGGCCAAAGTATTGATAGAGATATGGGCTATATTAACGTAGTTCCGTTAGATAAAGACAAAAGCGAAGTATCTTAATGCTTGACTTTGTATGTAAAAGAGCGTACAATATAGTTATTAACACAACACTAAAGGCAATATAATGGCAACTTATGTATTAGTAGATACAGCAAACACTTTTTTTAGAGCTCGACACGTAGTTCGTGGCGACTTAGATACTAAAGTAGGCATGGCTTTACACATCACACTTAGTGGTGTTAAAAAGGCATGGCAAGACTTTGAAGCAGATCATGTTGTATTTTGTTTAGAAGGACGTAGCTGGCGTAAAGACTTTTACGAACCTTATAAGCGTAATAGACAAGTTGCACGTGATAAGATGACTGTTACTGAGTCTGAAGAAGATAAAGTGTTTTGGGAGATCTTTGACGAGTTTAAAGACTTTGTAGATACTAAGACTAATTGTACAGTTATGCGACATCCGCAATTAGAAGCAGATGATCTTATTGCAGGTTGGGTACAATCACATCCTAATGATAATCATGTTATTATTAGTACTGACGGTGACTTTGCACAACTTATTGCACCTAACTGTAAACAGTATAACGGCATACAAGACGTTACAATTACACACGAAGGTTACTTTGACAAGAAAGGTAATCATGTAATAGATAAAAAGACTAAAGAGGCTAAGCCTGCGCCTGACCCTGCATTCATGTTGTTTGAAAAGTGTATGCGTGGCGACACTAGTGATAATGTGTTTAGTGCATATCCAGGTGTACGTAAGAAAGGCACTAAGAACAAAGTAGGTCTTATAGAAGCGTTTGAAGACAAAGACAGCAAAGGCTTTAATTGGAATAACATGATGTTACAACGTTGGACTGATCATGAAGGTGCTGAACATCGTGTACTAGATGATTATACTCGTAATGTTATACTATGTGACTTGACAGCACAACCTGACGAGATTAGAGAGATAATTAATAACACTATTGCAGAAAACGCAAAGCCTAAAGAAGTACAACAAGTAGGTATGCGTCTTATGAAATTTTGTGCTAAGTGGGATATGCAACGTATTGCAGATCAAGCACAATACTTTGCAGAACCGCTAAATGCAAGGTATCCGGAGTAAGGAATAAATGATGAAAGCAAAAACTATTTTAAAAGATAAATTTTGGATTGTTGAAAGTGATGGAGAACGAGTAGGAACTCTTTCATTATCAGAAGACAAGTATCTTTTCAGTTCGGGTGCCGCAACTCAATATTTTGATAGCGAACGTGCCTTAAAGAAAACATTTGGTAACGATGTTTTTGTAGATACTATTACACAAGTTGTACCAGAAGAAGTTCCAACTAAAGAAGTGTATAACTTCCCAACAAGTTGTGTTCCTTACAATAGTTTGTATGATGTAAAAAATAAATTACCGTTGTTTACTAAAAGTAATAAAAGTAAAAGTCTGTATTGTGCAGGTTATTATATTATACATTTTGATAAAGGTTGGGTCAAAAGTTTTTGTCCTAAACTAATTACAATTGAGCGTTACGACTTTAAAGGCCCATTCAAAACAGATATTGAAATGCGTCAAGCATTGAGTATTGAAAATGCAAAATGAACCACTAAACACATTCCCTATTCAGCAATTCTTACAAAAGGTAAAGGTTGCTGACAGCGGTAATGCTAAAGAAGTTAAACTTAGTATAACAGAAGCAAAGGCATTAGCATATACATTAGGTATCACTATGTCACGCTTAGAAGGCGATTTAGAGCGTCTTATAGCGTCATACAGCAAGGGTAATGACGAAGTTATACAAGTGAGCTTAGATGGCGGAAGTGGCGACTGGAAGTAAACTACGTAGTTTACCAATAAAAAGAGATAAATATATGCGTACATAATTAAGGATTACGCATATGAGCAGACCTAAACCAAAAATACTTTTAGAGCATATAGATAAGAAAACTTATCGTGCTGAACAGATTTTAGATGCAGAAGCAATATGGGCTGTATTTTATAAAAACAAACCTTTTAATCTTAAAAGTCTAAATGCTATCACAAATTATCCTGGACCAAAATACAAAAAAGTTTCCTTTTCAAATCCAGGACATGCAATAAACTTATCAAAAAAACTTAACGATCTATTCAACTGTGAGGACTTTACAGTTGTAATGTTAACCTCTGGTGAGATTGTTACGACAGAATGAACTGGAAAGAGACATACACTAAGGTCTTTCTAAAACAACTTGACAAAACTGTGAACGATGCAGCTGTAGCCGAGTACATGCCGTTGTGGTGGCAAAATACAAGAGAAAAAACAACCGGAGGTTTGCGTCTTACCGAAACAGGCTTTGATGTTATTAACACTATACAATTAGCCACATACGAAATACCTTATCCTGCCGATATGCCTATAACTACACAAATTATTATATTCTTAGACAAATTTATTGACTGTCCTTACTACATATCAAGACATAGTATCTTTGTTACAAGCGAACGAAAGGCTGTCGAATTGGGTCTCTTTTCAGGAGATCTACGCAAGTACGGACTAGCCAAAGCATTATCTAGACAAGAAAAAGATTAATTATCTGCCAAAAAAGGTTGACTTTGTCCCCTATTGAGCGTATTATATATACATAGTTAGAAATTAGCACTGATAACTGAAATACACCAAGAGAGGTAATACATATGGAAAACGTAGCTATTCGACAAATCACTCCTAACAGAGCAAAGAGCAGTATTTTTCACGCAATGAAAAAGAAGCGTCCGATCTTTTTATGGGGTCCCCCAGGTATTGGCAAATCAGAGATTGTACACCAAATTGGTAACGACCTTGATGCCCATGTAACTGACATTCGTTTGTCATTATGGGAGCCAACTGATATTAAAGGTATTCCTTACTTCAATAGTAATGAGAATACAATGGTTTGGGCTCCGCCTGCAGAACTTCCTACAGAAGAATTTGCAAAGAAGCACAAATATATTATTCTTTTCTTAGATGAAATGAATTCTGCGGCACCTGCTGTACAGGCGGCTGCATATCAACTTATTCTTAATCGTAAGATTGGCACTTACAAACTGCCAGACAATGTACTAATTGTTGCGGCAGGTAACCGTGATGCAGATAAAGGTGTAACATACAGAATGCCAGCACCGTTGGCAAACCGTTTTGTTCACTTAGAACTTACTGTATCATTCGACGATTGGTTCCAGTGGGCTGTAGAACACAATATCCATGCTGATGTTGCAGGTTACTTACAGTTTGCAAAGAAAGACTTATATGACTTTGATCCAAAAAGTCCAAGCCGTTCTTTTGCAACTCCACGTTCGTGGACTTTTGTATCCGAGTTGTTAGATGATGACTTAGATGCAGAAACTACAACCGACCTTGTATCAGGTGCCATTGGTGAAGGTCTTGCTGTTAAGTTTATGGCACACCGTAAAGTAGCGTCAACTATGCCTAACCCATCAGATATTTTAGATGGTAAGGTAAATGAGTTGAAACAGAAAGAAATCAGTGCTATGTATTCCCTCACTGTTTCACTTTGCTACGAACTAAAAGAAAGCTCAGATAAAAACGATAAGAAGTTTAACGATAAAGTTAATAACTTTTTACGTTTTGCAATGGATAACTTCGAAACTGAACTGGTAGTTATGGGTATGAAATTGGCGTTGACACAATATGAATTGCCTATTGATCCAGACGAAATTGAATGTTTTGATGAGTTCCATGAGCGTTTTGGAAAGTATATTAAGGCCGCTCAAACAAGGTCTTAAGGTGTGTTGGGTTTGGACGTTCCCGTACAAAAAACGTCCATTTCTTCTTGACTTTTATGTCGATTTACTATATACTAACAGTATAAACAATGCAAAGAGGATATAGCACATGAGCGTTGCAGGAACTAAACACTGGACACCCGACCCGGATATTACACCTGAAGCATTAGAAGAAATGCGTAAAGATGTAATGGATAGGATTATTGTTGCACGTATTGGTCTTTTGTTACGTCATCCATTCTTTGGTAATATGGCTACACGTTTACGTATTCAATCCGCAGACGATTGGTTGCCCACTGCCGCTGTAGACGGTAGAAACTTATTTTTTAACACACAATTCTTTAATGCAATGTCAAATCAAGAAATTGAATTTGTTATTGCACACGAAATCTTACACTGTGTATTTGATCACTTAACACGTAGAGAAGATAGAGATCCTCAAATACACAATATTGCCGCTGACTATATTGTAAACAATTTACTTGTTCGTGATCGTATTGGTGTAAAACCTAGCTTCATTGATTGCTTCCAAGACTTTAAATATGACGGTTGGTCTTCTGAAGAAGTATATGATGACATTTATGAACAAGCAAAAGAAAACGGTAAAGAGTTACTTGAACAACTAGGCGAATTGCTTGACGAACACTTAGACTGGGAAGGTGAAGACGGAGAAGGTGAAGAAGAAAGCGGTGGTAACGGTAATAAATCTACAAAACAACCTAAGTACTCAAAAGAACAATTACGTGAAATCCGTGATGAAATTAAAGAAAACATGATGACAGCGGCTCAGTCGTCAGGTGCTGGAAACACACCTAAAGAAGTTGAAAGAATGATTACTCAACTTACAGAACCTAAAATGAATTGGCGTGAAATTTTACGTCAGCAAATTCAGAGTACTATTAAAAATGATTTTACATTTATGCGTCCTTCACGTAAAGGTTGGCATATGAGTGCTGTACTACCTGGACAAAACTTTGACGAAACAATTGACATTTGTGTTGCTGTTGATATGTCTGGTTCAATTGGTAATAGACAAGCAGAAGACTTCTTAGGTGAAGTACAAGGTATTATGGATGAGTATCAAGACTATAATATTAAATTATGGTGTTTTGATACAGCCGTTTATAACGAAGCAGAGTTTAGTGCAGACGGCGGCGAAAGATTAGAAGACTACGAAATTATTGGTGGCGGTGGAACTGAATTTGACTGCAACTGGGAATACATGAAAGAACATGATATACAGCCTAAAAAGTTTATTATGTTTACAGATGGTTACCCATGGGGTAGTTGGGGTGACGAAGATTACTGTGAAACAGTATTTGTTATTCATTCAAATCATGAGAGAAGTTTACAAGCACCGTTTGGTATAACTACTCACTATGAGGATGCCGCTTAATGGTAAAACTTAAAGAACCAAATCCATTGAATGTGTTTGGCATTAGGAGAACTAAGATTCAGCCTAAGCACTTTGAGTCTATAGCCATTAATTACACCTATAATATGGAAGAAGCATTAAATAAATGGATACGAAAAAACCTTAAAGGAAGGTTTTACGTAGGTAAAGTTTTAAAGGTAGATGAGCAAAATCAAGTCAACTCTATGCTTAATGTAGCGTTTGAAGACGGTAAAGAGCTTGCATACTTTATGCTGGCTTGTCCACTTTTAAAATACAAATAAACAACGACAGTTAAATACTACTATTATTAAGGAGATAATTATGTCAGAAGAAACTAAAGTAAATGAAGCAGCAGCTCCAGAAGCAACAGGTGAAGCACCTCAAGCAGCTCCGGATCTTACTGTTCAAGACCTAAATGCATTAAAAACTATTATTGATGTTGCTAGTCAACGTGGTGCATTTAAACCAAACGAAATGACCACTGTAGGACAAACCTACACTAAATTAGAAAACTTCTTGCTTGCTGTACAAGCTCAACAAGCACAGCCAGAAGGCGAAAAAGCGGAAACAGCGGCTGACGCTCCCGCAGGAGAATAATATGGCCCAGTCACTAAAGCATATCGGAAGACACGTAGGATCTAAGAAAAAGGTTGCTGTAGCATTTAGAGTGCTACCAGGTGAACCTGATAATTGCTTAGTAGTTCCTACTGAGTCATTGAATGCGGCAGAACACGATTCATTAATGACATTGATTGAATCAAATGCGGCACAAAATGCTGACGAACTAGCGGATGCAATGAATAGAGTTACATTGCCCGACGGCATGAACATGCTAAAAGGTTTTCACAAGTATGGTAAACTATACAAAATGAAAACTGAAGAAATTGAAATGACTCCAGATAATAAAAGTTCAGTCATGCTAAATGAACTTAATAAACTGATTGCAGATCAAAAAGGAATTACGGTTGAAGATCTTGCTGTTACAGGTGGAAGTGGACAAGCGATTTCTGCTACAACAGATACAGTTGCTCCAACAACAGTAACAGAAGAGACAGTGTTAGACGATGCTACACTAGCTGCTCAGTACCGTTCACAAGCAGACACTTTGTATAAAGAGGCAAAGAGACTGAGAGAACAGGCAGAGGAGTTGGTCCCTACGAAAAGGAAGACCAAAGCCAGTGCCAAAGCAACCTAAAAAGAAGAAGTTACCTCCCGAAGTAATAGGTCATTGGCCAGAAGTTTTTGACGAAATTGATATGAATGTAGTACCTTTAGAGTATCTACATTCTATCAGAGTTACGTTTAAAGATGGCAAGGTATGGGATATTGATCTTAATAGTCCTAAAAATAAAGAGATTACTAGCGTTCAAGACAGTTTAGATGAGCTGTTTGACGAGTATGAAGATGCTATCCAAACTGTAGACTTTAGACTGGATACTGAACGTGTTAAGAAAGATATCACCAAAAGAACTCGTCGATTTCTTAAACTTGGAAAGTAATTGTTTCTGTGTAAAAGGCATAAATACTAGTAGAAACTATTATTACTAGGAGTTAACGAATGGCTTTACAGATCAGACGAGGTATTGAGTCAGAACGCACAGGTGTTGTATTTGCCGAGGGCGAACTGGTCTACATTACGGATACCGACAAATTATATATTGGTGACAATACTACAGCAGGCGGTATTGAAATTGGACCAAAGACTTTATCCGAACTAGGAGCTGCTTCTTTAGGCGGTGACTTAACACTAGGCGGAAACAATATTATAGGAACTGGTAATATTAATATTACTGGTGATATCACAGCAACAGGAAGCATTACAGCAGGCGGCAATATTGACATTGGCGATGCTGCAGGCGACACACTTACAATCACAGCACAAGTTGATAGCGGCATTACTCCTAACGCTGATTCAACTTATGACTTAGGTTCAACTTCATTAAAATGGAATACTATACACGCCGCTAAACTAGACGGTGATGTATCCGGTAGTGTATTTGCAGATGACTCAACACTATTAGTAGATGCTGTTAATAATATTATACCTAGTGCAGTTGTTTCAGGTACAGAAGCAACTAACTGGGATACAGCATATGGTTGGGGCAATCATTCAACACAAAACTATATTGTCGACGGGACCGCTGATGCTATTACAGCAACTATGGTAGCTGAAGATGTTATTACATCACGAGAACTTGCTGATGGAAATAGTTACAACGGTACATTTGACGGTGATATTACAGGCTCTGTATTTGCAGATAATTCAACATTATTAGTAGACGGTGTAAACGGTACAATACCAGCAACGGTAATAAGTGGTACACTTTCTAACGATACATCAGGTACAGCGGCTATAGCAACATCAGTTGATGTAAATGACGAAAGTGCAGATACAACTTGTTTTCCAATGTTTGGAACTGGCGCGACTGGTACTTTAACTATAAAAACAGATCAAAGTGCATACACATATAATGCCTCTACTGGTACACTATACGCAACCGCATTTGTTGGAAATATCACAGGTGATGTAACAGGTGACGTTGCAGGTAATTTAACTGGTAACGTGTTCACTAATTTAATTGATAGTGCTGACTCGTCAGCTATTGTTGTAACTCCTTCTTTGCAAACATTATCAGATGTACAAGTAGATCAAGATTTAAGAGTTGGTAGTGGAAACACTGAAGGTCCTAATGGAACAGATGTAAGACTTGTTCCAGGTGCAGGCGGCGGACTTGGTAGAGTCTTAACAGACACTATAGAAGTAAAAACTATTGAAATTCAAGACGGCGACGGTGGTGAAATATTTGTAAAAGGTAACTTAGACATATCAGGTTCGTTAACTACAAATGGTGGACATTTAGGGTTTGGCGGTAATGACTTACTAACCTTTGGCGGAACATCTGCAAGTTTAAGAGTTGCTGAGTTTACTGGTGATTTTGATACACCTGGAGACTTTGAAAATAGTGCAAACTTTAATAACTATATGACTGTTAATAGTACAGTTGCAGACTTTGGTACTGCTGTTCAGTTTGCTAGTATGACAACTACACAACGTAATGCACTAACAGCTGCGGCTGGTATGGTGGTGTTTAACACTACAGATACAAAATTACAAGTATACACAGGCTCTGCTTGGGCAGACTTACATTAATAATTAAAATGCATTCATAAAAAAAGCACCATTAAGGTGCTTTTTTTTTGGCTTTAATTTGTTAGTGTATTACAATTTTAGTATACATTCAACTAGTTTAGTACCTTCTTCTTCGCTTGATTCTAACGCTACGCCTACTATTTGTTGTCCGTTAAACTGTGTACTAGCAATTCCGTTATCATGCACGTAAACCGCTTGTCCTTTGCTTACAGAGCCCGTTACAAGCACTGGAACTCGTCCTTTAAGTGCTAGTGGTTGTCCGTCTGCTTCTGCATTCATTAAGAACGCTGGTTTTGCAGATATAACACCTACTGGTATTGCTCCAAATACAGCTCTTTCTGCTTCAAAACTTGATTGTGCGCCAATTGCCATTACTGTACCTGTTGGGTGTTTTTCGTTAGTTGTATATTTCTCTGCTAAGTCAGCATAGTTTGCAGTTACAGCATTACCTGATAGGTCGCCTACAAAAGTACCTACGGATAATTCAATTCCGTTTGCTGTAAATTCAGCATGAGTTGCACCTGATCTTGTTACAGTAATGTCACCGCCTGAACCAGTTATTGCTACACTACTAGTACCATTAGATATTGAAGTTGTACTTACACCTCCTACACCTGATGAAATAGCACTATCAACTTCTGCTTGTGTATATGTTTCTGCTTTAGAATAAACATCTAAGTTAGTTCTTGCTTCTGCAGCTGTAGTACCAGCAGTACCACCTTCAGTTATTGCAAGTGTACCCGATGCTCCTGCTAAGTTAAGTGTAGCAGAAGTAAGTGTTCCTACAGTTAAGTTATCAAAGTAACCGTCATTTGCTGTTCCTGATTCATTAACTTGCCCCATAAATTTACTTGCTGTTACAACATTAGCTGCAAAGTCACCTGAAGCATCTCTAGCAACTACATAGTTTGCTGTATTTGCAGAAGCTGCATTTAAGCCTAATTTAATAGAAGCATTTTCTGCTGAGGAAGGATAACTTGAAGGATTAACACTATTATTAACTGTTACATTTAAATATGTTTCACCAGTATCACGTATAACACGCTCAACAAAATTACCTGTTGTGTCAGTGCCTAATGTTACTGAATCTCCTGATGTTGTTAGTGCAACATTTAATGATCCTTCGTCACCATTGAATGTTACTGTACCTGTTGCATCACCTGTAAAGTTAAGTGTTAAATCATTCTGCCATTTAGTAGCATTGTCTGATGTTCCGTCTAATGCTCCGTAGAATGTTGAAGCATTAATTGCACCAGCTGAGTCTCTAACTACTACTGTATCTGGTGTTGGTATAACTGCCGCTGATCTGTTTTCGCTACCTTCTTGTAACGTAGCTGATCTAGTAGCAACACCGTTAAATTGATTTGCTGTTAAGTTACCACTGGCGTCTCTAACCGCTACAGAGCTTGCTGTAGCACTTGCAGAGCCTGTTGCGTAACTAGACCCATCAACAGCAATATTTGTTGCGTTAACCGCTAAATCTGCGTTTGTAGCGGTACCTTGGAAGTAATTAGCATATAAGTCGCCTGACCCATCTCTTGTTGCTATTGTGTTCGCTGTAGCCGCTGTTGATGCACTTCTATAGTTTACACCTACTTTTAATAAGTCTGCTTTTTCACTAGTACCTGTAAAGTTTACAGCATGTACAGTACTCCATCTATTTCCTGAAGTACCTAAACTATAAACTCCGTCACCGTCAGGTCTAATACTTGCTGGTGTGCTGTTTGGATCAATAATAAGTGGAGTATGCTTAGTTCCTGTTCCGTCATGTGCAGCTATTTTAATTAAGCCGCCATGTAGGTTGTGTGTAACTTGTGCATTACCGCCTGATGTGTTTAATACAAATTCTGTTGAACTACCAATACGTAGTCCGTCTGCATCTGCAATATCAACTCTATCAGTAAATACGGCTGTTGCACGTTGTATAAATTCTACAGCATCAGTGCCACCTAATCTATCTGAGTTAGATGCTGTACCATGAAATCTTTCTACACCATTTTGAACACCTGTTGAATCGTCTGAATCAACTAGTGTAATTCCTTGGTGTATATAATTAAATCCTTGAATAGAACTTCCAGTATCTAGTGTAAATGCATCTTTTGATGCAACAAACATTACTTTGTTATCAACAACACCTTTTAATACATAGTGTTCATGTGGTTCTTTTAATTCTGCTGTTGTGTCGCTTGGGGATAATAAGTTATCATAAACTAGTGTTTCTACCCATTCTGTTTGGTTAGCACTTGCTTGCTTAGGACCAACTAGTACAAACGCAGAACCGTTATAAACATGTAACTGTTGCTGTACATCATCAAACCATAAGTCGCCTTTATTTACATTAGACGCTGATGGAGTTCCTGGCAATACTCCAATTCTTAAATTTGCTAAAGGGTTGAAAAACTTATTTGCGTTACCGTCATATACTTTTAATCTGCCTTGGCCGTCATCGTCTGTGTCAAACCAAAGTTGACCTGCAATTGGTCTTGGAGGTTGGTTTGCCGAAGCAAAGTTTTCTAACAATGATACAAAATTTTCGTTTTGTATTTCACCGTACCCTGAATAGTTTTTACCAACTAGTTTTAAGTCAGTTGTATTATCAATGGTACCGTCTTCTATTATTGTTAGAATGGTATTATTTGTTTTTTCAATAGTATATGCCATTATTTTTCATTCCCTATGTGCGGTATATGTATTTATCAGTATTAAGTCCAATTAGTCTCTGACTGTTTGGTCCATACTTTACCACCACCAGGATCAGTAACTTTCCAAACTTGTTTCTTACGTGTAACTGACAATGATACTGTACCTGTCGCACTGTTAAAGTTAATATCTTCTAATAAGGCTTGCGGATTTTGCCCTCCATCTGCCCCACCAATACCAGTAAAGTCTACTGATATAGTTTCTTTTGTTGCAGAACCTGCAACATCAATGCCTGTAACTGCACCGCCATACTGTGTAGTAATAACGTTTGCTACAGCATTAAGTGTTTTTGCTGTTGGATCTTGATAGAATGTAAGCATTGCTTGTACTTCTTCATCAACACTTGAATAATTTGTTGTTGGTAAACCAGTAACATCAATTTGTAACATGACTGGTGAAAATGCTACTTCAGTATCTACATATCCTTTAGTTACTACATGATCGTCTGTATCTTCAGTATCACTAGGATTATCTACAACGTGTCTAGCACTTAGTGGAGTAGTAACATTTTTAATTTTTGTGTCATTAAAGTCAACGGATGATTGACTTGCTATTTTTAATCCTGCATTATATGTGGTTATTGTAGGTGTTGCAGGATTTGTTCCTTCGTCATACGTAATTGTTAAACCTGGTCCAGGTAATGCACTACTTTGTCTTACTCTTACAGTATCTAAAATACCAACACTTGCTAATCCAGCTGCTGACGTAATATCTGCACCTAGTGCTGATGCTGATATAACATCATGCCCGTTAATTTTATATGTTTCGCCTGCAGGTATAGTAACACTATCGTTCAATTCAAAATATGGACCATTAGTTAAGTCATTTGTCCATTTAATAGTTTTATCATTAGCGTTAGTACTACTAGGTGCGCCTTTAATTGTAATACCTGCCCCAGTTGCAGTTGCGTCTGAACGCTGTATTATATTAGTTGCTGTAATGTTTACACTACCACTTGTTTGTAAATCACCCTTGCCAATTACTGTTATTTCATCACCACTAACAAGAAAACTGTTGTTTGTTGGTTCAATAACTAATTTGTATACGTTGTTAACAGTATCAACTTGATATTCTTTAAATGTACCTGTTGCTAATACAGTATCACCTGTATGGCTTTGTGTTATTTGGTCGCCTACAGCAAGTGTGTCAGCAAATGAGCTATCAATTTGTCCTGATAAAGTTATAATTGTATCTGCATGTCCAAGTTCGATATTATAATCATCAACTGTTAATGTTGCTGTTTCTAAAGTAGTATTACTACCTTCAATAGTAATATCTCCTCTAACTCTCATATCACCAAATACGTCTAATGTTGCCGTTGGTTCGTCAACAGTTACATTAATACCCATATAGCGATTAACAGCATCAACACGTATTGGATCAAACTGTCCAGATATGTTTGAAGCAACTAATCTAAATCCTTGGTTAACAAGGTTACTTGATAAGTTAAGGAACTCGCCTGATATCGCTAATCCTGCTTGACCAGTATCACCAATAGTTAGTCCGCCTTTAGTTTGAATATTTAAAATACCAGTAGTTGTACCTTCTGCATCTGATGGTAAAAACTGTGATGCTGTTTTTCTTCTTAGCAATCCTGTATTAGGATCAGTTTCTGAAGTAATCAAACTAGTTGCTGAGTCAGAAACACCATAAATTCTAAAGTTATCTTTATCAACAATATTAATACCTTTTAACACATCGCCAGTTAATCCCGGTAATAAGTCAACATCATCTGCTCTCGGTGTAAATGTATCGTTACTAATATAAGCAAAAACAGCATTACCAACTGACCATTTGATAACTGTATATCCTAAACTCCTTGTATCAACAATTCTTAAAGTTTCAAATCCACTTTTACCTTGTGCTGATGTATATGGAGGACCTACAAGTACTATATCACTTCCGTCAAAGAAGTATAACTGGTTATCGTCGTTGTTTATCCAAAGGTCTCCTGCAACCATTTGTGGTTGTGAAGCACTAATAATTGGTCCGTTTGCTTTAAACGTTGTACCGTCATATACTTTTAATCTATTTTCGCTAGTATCAAACCATAGTTGTCCTGTAATAGGTGTTCCTGGAGTTGCTGTACCACTAAAGTTTTCTAAAAGTTTAATAAAGTTTTCATTTATAACTTCACCAAACCCTACATAGTTTCTTCCTATTAGTGTAATGTCCGATGACGTAGTGTCAATCTGTCCGTCAACTAGTTCTACTAGTAATGAACCATCTGTTCTGTTTAGTTTATAACTCATTAGCCCCCAACTCCTGTGTATATGATATAATTAACTGTTAAGTATGGATTCATTAAGTTTACAGCATCGCCGTTTCCGCCAATTTCCATGCCGCCCGTTCTTGGATATTTTAATCCGTTTGCTGTACCTACTAAGTCTGTATCAATAATTGCATCACTATCGCCTGAAATAGTTGAGTCTGGATTAATGACATAGTACTGTTGCGGTGTTGCCCCATCATCTTTAAGTTCGTGTTTGTGATCTGGTAAGTTATCAACTGTAATAGTTGCTGTTTCAGCACCACTTTTAGCACCTAATGTATCTGCTGACGGAACAATGTTTGCTGCTGTGCCGCCCATATTATCTGCACCCAGTGGCGTTCTACCTCTTAAGTCAGGTATTGTAAAGTAACCTGTTGGAGCAGAGTTATCATATGTATTACCAATGACTTGTTCAAGTTTTTGATACGCTGATGCTAACTCGTTTTGTCCATGACATAGTAGCCATCCATCCGGTGCTGTACTTCCTGCATAAGGAACAATAGTACCTACCGGTGTTAATCCTGTTATTTGATCAAATATAGTTGAACGTCTTACTTTGTAAATACCAATTTCGCCGCTAACTCTGTTAACTAAGAATTCATCATCTGTTTGTGAATTTTCTTTTATAGTTTTTTGAGAGATAAATTCGTTTGTAACTTGTGTTTGGAAAGTAACTGTACCTTGTTGTCCGTCAAAGTCAATATCAAGTAAACTTTCAACGTCACCTGTCATTCTAAATACACTTGGTGATGAAAGTTTATCTGCACTACCTGCTCTACCACTTACACTACCCTGTACGTTACCGTTTAACGATCCTATAAACTCAGTAGCATACATTGCTTTCCATTTATCTGTTGTACTACCAATTGATCTTAAATTACTATCTTGTGGTAATATATCATTAAACGTTGAACTTCCAAGTACACTAATACCTGATCCAACTGTTAGATTTTTTGCTACAGCGGCACCACCAGCAACTATTAATGAACCTGTGCTAACTGATGTACTATCTGTTAGACCGTTTACAAGTAAATTAGAATCTGTTTGGATATCTCCGCCTACATCTAATGATTTTTCAGGGTTTAAATTGTTAATACCAATGTTAGTATTACTATTAATTCTTAATGGTGTTGCTGTTACGCCAGCATTATTAGTTTTAAAGTCAATGCTCGATCCACTAATGTCGTGGCTAATAACACCTGCTTGTCCAGTAATTCTTAATCTTAGCGAGTTACTAAGACCAACACTTATTCCTCCGTCATTTTTAATGTTAAGTTCTTGCTCTGCAATATTAATTGCACTTTTTCTCATAAAGTCTGTTGCAGGAACTGACGCACCACTAATAACTAAATTTTCTGCTTTTTCTGCTGTACCAATATACCTAGGAATACCGTCGCCTGTAATATCTGCTGTAGATAAATTGTATCCTGGTTTAATAATATCAAAGCCTTCAATATCTGTTTTAGGAATAAACGTATCTTTTGCTAGAATAGCAATAACTTTGCCGCCTATTTCAACTTGTAAAATATCAAATATAGCATCTGTAGTTGAAGTAACTTTTACAGGCTTTGTACCTGTTGCTAGTCCTTCAGCAAACTCGGGACCTACTAGTAACCAGTTTGAACCTGCAAACAAATATAACTGTTGGTTGTCTGTATCAACCCAAAGATCGCCAACAACTGAGTTAGCTGCTTCTGGTGCTAAGTTTGCTTTCTTAAGTCCACCTGCTGCAACCCATGTAGTGCCATCATAAAGTTTAAGTTGATCAACACCTGGTGTAGTGTCGTACCATAGTTGTCCTTCAGTTGGATTAGTAGGTGATACAGTATGTGCAAAGTTTTCTAATAAGTGTAAAAAGTTTTCCGATATTGCTTGCCCATACGCTGTTGTATTTCTTCCTGGTAAACTTAAACTAGTTTCTGCATTAAGTGTACTGTCCTCAATAACAATTACACCTTTGTTAACCTGATCTGAATATCTAATATTATATGCCATGTCTACGCCTCATTAAATCCGGTTAAACTTTGAACTCTTACAGTATAGTCAATTTGTATAAGTCTGTTTAAACTCTTTTGTACAGGGTGGAAAATAACATGTGTTAATAGTTTACCTGTGCCTGTGCCTGCTGCTGAACTTACTAGTCCTAATTCATCAAACACATATAAACTTTCTGTATCAGATGCTGTATCAAATGCATCTTGCCCGCTTGGCTCACCGTAATCTAATAAACAACTTACTAATATGTCAGTATAGTTTGTACCACTTACGTGTCTTGTTTCAATTTTGTTTCTTACAGGATCAGTATTGTTTGGATCAACAGCAACTATTTTTTCAAATGTTTGATTGTATAAACTTGCGTTTGAACCAGTTGAGTTAGGAGTTAGATAGGTAATAATTCCTGTTGGATCAACTGATGTTCCACCGTTACCAAATGCCATTTTATATATTGGCCCTTGTCCTGCTGATGCTAAACTTTCAGCAAGTGCAATACTCATGTTCTCATAGTGGATAGCGTTCCTTTTATCAATAAGAACTTCTCCAGATGCTGGGTCTGTAATTTTAATGTGTCCTTGTAAAAGTACACCATTCATGTCTTTAAATTTGTCTGTCATAATATCCACCTATACTGTATTTATTTTGGTAAGTCAATTGTTTGATCTCTCAAGAACGCCGCAATTGGATTTTGTGCATCTCTTAGTGATTCTCCTGACTCTTGCCATGTTTTTCCTATCTTTCTTATTATAAACACTTTAGTTCCTGCTCCTGGAATGGTGTTCAATGTTATTGCATTGTTACTTATCGTAAATTCTGCATCTACGGTAATATCTGCTTCTGGGCTATCTTGGTCAATAGTAGTATCAAATACACTTATTGCTTGTTTTCTTAGTCGTCTACCTGCAACAAATACTTCAAACTCGTTAATATTAGATGTAGCCCAATCTAATGCGTATGTTGCTGTTGAACCATCTGCTTCAAATTGTAATGTTCTTATCTCATCAGTATAAGGAACTGTTTGATAAGTACTTTGGTCCATTAATTCGGTGCCTGCATTATACGTTGTTTTAACACCTGTTCCTAGTGTACCACGTCTTAGTTGTGATAAAACATTATCCTCTACTTTAAAGTATTCAATCCTTTCACCGTCAATGAATATTACTCCTGGAACATTAATGCTAGGATCTGGTTGACTAATTCCTGTAGAATCAACTAGTTTAATGTCTTGATCAAAATAATTTAACTCTTGATCTAGCACAAATATCTTACTACTATTTAAGCGTTTGTAATGAGTACGATTTAACATATCTTTAAATATTCTAAATCCAAATCTATCATTAACTCTATTACCTGCAAAATGTACAATATCTAATCTGTCATCTTTTAATAAAGGTTTAGTAACTTTTAAATATCTTAAATCTTCAGTTATAGTATAATCTACGTTAGCACTTAGTAGTTGTCCATTTAATGATACCCAAAGATATGCTGGATCAACCGCTGGTAAACGAAGTTCTACTAAACCTTGTGTTAACTTGTTATATTCGTAATAATCATCACTGCCTAGTACTAGTGTACTTCTTGAAACAACGTCTTGCGTTACACGTTCTATATTTTGTATATCGTGTTTATTAAATTTGTAAACATCTACTTTAGCGTCAAGTGCAGGGGTATCTGTTAATATAAGTCTATCTCCAGATTCTACACCTTTAAATCCTGTAACAGAAGTTGCTGTTGCGCCGCTTAATAAGCCTTGAATTTGTATTGTTGGATCAGTATTTAACGAAGCAATTATATTAGTTGAGTCGCCTATTACAACAAGTACATTACCTGCAAACGTTTTTACTGTTGCTTCGAATTGTGTACTGTCTGCTGAGCCTATACGAACTTCTTCACCTTGCGAGAACTGACCTGTAATACTATCCGAATCTAATGTTAATTCAACGTTTCTGTCAAATTCATATTCACCGTCATTAAGAACAAATACGTCTAGTGTATCTCCATTTACACCTACGTTATCAAATAGTATAACAGCACTATTATTAAAGTCCCAGTTAAAGTCTTGTAAGTAACTTAACTGTACGTCATTTAAGTAAACTGCAATATTTTCTGGACTTACTGATGCCCTTGCTACTTGATGTAGATCAAATGTATATTCTCTGCTCGGCGATATTATAAACTGTTGATTATACCCTGGATACAATATTTTATTATCTACTTTAACAACTACATTATGACTTAATGGTAAAGAACTAGATGGTGGTGTACTTAAAGTAAATCCAACACTACTTCCGTCGCCTTCAAATCTATCTACAGTTACTTCACTGTAACTTAAACTAGTTGAAGCATATACAGCATAGTATATAAATGCACCAGGTGCAGGAGGTGTAATAAATTTAAGTCCTACTAATCCTGCTCTACCGTCATATGTTGAATCTGTTTCAAATATATCTGCAACTGCTTTCTTACCGTCAACACTAATGTATGTTGAAATATTGTCATTCCATAATACGTTAGTTACAAATATTTGTGTGCTACCGTCTGCAATAAAGTTATCAATGTCAAGAATGTTTTCACCGTTACCGCTCATTGATATAATTGATACACGCTGACCAACTGTTAATGCCTCATTAAATGTTAATGTTTTTTCAGCAAAGTCAATTTCATATGGATAAGATGAGTCGTCTATTGGTCCTTGAATCACATTGTCTACTTTAACAATTAATGATTCTATGTTGTGCGGTAATAAACTTAAATCAAACGTTTTATTTTGTGTTGCTGATGCTGTATAATTTCTTACAGCAATAGTACTTCCGCCGTCTGCTACTTTATCATAAACTTTAATATCTAAAGTATCTAATACTTGTCCAGGAACTAATTCTTCAGGTCCTTTAGATGTAGTTGGTGTAACAAATCCGTCGCCGTCAATTGTTATATCTTCTGATTTTAATCCCGTTGCTGTACCATATGCTAAATTTCCGCCTTCAATTACAGTATCAAGTGTAAATGTATCAGGAAGGAAACTACCATCACTAGATGCTTTTCTAACAATAATAGTATCACCGTCTACTAATGGCTTGCTAATATCAAGGCCATCGTTATCAGTATAAATTATTGTTTGCTCGCCGTCGCCTGTTAAACTTTGTGTTATTGCGTTTGGATTTGCTACAGGATTACCTGTGCCAAAGTTTGGATCATCAATTCTTACACCATTTAGATATACGTTATACACTACCTCGTTTTCTAAAGGTTTAGAAAGAGTTATTTGTGTTGTACTTCCGTCTAGTGTAATGATTTCATCTTCAAATCCGTCATCATAACTATCCCATGTAGTTGCGTACCAAGGATCATTATCCCAACCTAGTTTAGCACCAAATTCAAAACTCTTAACTTGTACTCCGCCGTAGTCAACGCCATCCATTAACTGTGCAAAATCTTTTCCGTATAATCCTGATTGTGCTTCGTATAAGAATTGTATACGTTCTGCAGCATTTAATAAGTCTAATGATCTGTTGTATGTTATTACTACCGTTGAATCCTTAGTTGGAGCAAAACTAAACTCAATTTGCCCTGTTTTTCTAGTGTATCCTTTTGTTGAATCCTCAACATTTTTATATTCGTATTGACTACTTAACGCTTGTATACCGTCTATAGTTACGTTAATTGTATTAGTACTCAACTGTAAAGGCCACTTAGTATCGAATTTAAGTTGGCTACCTGATGCTACAAATGTTTCTTGTTCTTGTATGTCTGCTAGTACAATATCTGTTGTAACTCTATCAAACTTTTGGGCAATTTTTGTTGCTCGAACTTTACCATTGCCTATTATTACTGATACTATAGGCTGGGTGCCATCTTGTGTTTGTGTTCCTTCGAACTGTATTAACGGTGCTGAGTAATAACCTGTACCTGGATTTGTGATTTCAATCTTTTTAATAACACCGTTACCAATAAACGCTTTTGCTGTTGCGCCTGTTCCGCCGCCGCCAACAAATGTTACTAGAGGAGTTTCAGTATATCCTGATCCTCCGTCTTTAATAAGTACTGAATCAATAAAGTATGAAGAATTATCTACCCAATGTCTTGCAGGATAGTCTGATACGTCTGTAAGTACACTTGATAATTTGTCATTCTCCACAATAAAGTCTGATGGTACAATTTTACCAACATTGCTATTATACACAGCAGGTAAATCATAATCAGTTATAACCGAACTAGTATTATCTTTACCTTCGTATGCACTTAAATATTCACGTATATTAGTCTTATAAGGTTTAACTTCGTTAACATACTCTTCAAAACTAGGTAAGTTGTCGTTTTGATAATTTGTTTTCTGTACTAAATTACCAACATTATGTTTTGCTTTGATGAAACTTGTTTTGAACGCCCAATCTACATATGATTGCTCTGAGAATACATATCGTAAACATGCAAAGAATAAATTATTATATTCTAACTCTAAATTGCCTACAAAAATGTTATCTCGTAACGCTGTTAGTATTTTACGTAATGCAATCTTGTTAGTTGAATCTGATTTAATTGTAGTTACAAATTGCAATGTACCATTTTGTCTACCAACTGTTCTATAGTTAATAGTATAATCTGGAACGTCAGCATTTAGTGTTTTTTCTAATAGTAACCAACCGCCTGTGCCAACATTTTCAACTTTAACAATATCACCAATTTTGTCATCAATTTCATTTAACTGGTATGTTTCTTGTACAAGATAATCAATTGATGTTAATTGACTAAATCCTGTATCGTACCAGTCAATATAATTCCAGTAATCAGATACATCATACTTTTCTTTTGATGTAATTGTAAATTCTTGTGTTTCTGAATCCCATCCGTAAATAGCCCAATCACCGTCGAGTGTTGAATCAGCACCAACAAGTACACTTAGTGGACGTACTGTTAGTGTTAACGAATCTGCATAATTTCTACCACCGTTAACAACTGTTACAGATGTAATTTGTCCTAGTGCATTAATTGTACTTTCTAATTCTAATCCTTCACCTGTTCCAACTGCTGTAATCTTTGGACCTTTTCTTATTCCACCTGTTGTTGTATTATAAGATGGATCTGAATAACTATAACCTTTATTAATAATGTTTACTTTTGTTACTATTCCGTTAACAACTACAGGTTCTAGTATTGCAACTTGTGCTTTGGCAGTACCAATAATACTTAACTCGGCATCTGTGTCAACTCGGCGATCCCATGTTGCAGAAATTGCACTAGGCTCTGGATCTTTTTCTAATAGAGTAGTAATATTATAATTGTCATCAATTAATTCTTGCTTAATAACTTTATTAATTCTAGCAAATGCTTGGCTTACTGCTTCTTCTCTATTTACAAACCAACTTTGTCTTGGTCTATTTAATACACCATATTTTTGTTTTGCACTTAGAGCTGGATCTGGAACTGGTCTACCGTATGCATCTTGTCCTATAAGACTGTCAAACCATTTAAGTTCTAACGTAGACTTAGGCTTACTAGTATAAAGTCCTTCACTAATAATTTGATATTCGTTGTGTACATTAATACTCTGATCGTCAATTGTCCAATATCTAAAGTTTGCTGCAATATCTTGATTTTCAAGTAACTTGTCGCAATTTCTAATTACTAAACTGTTAGTAGTAAGTAAATTAGCAAACTTTAAGTTCTGTGAAACAGGATCTATTATTATTGCCGCAACATCAAATGCTGATTTATCACGGTTTTCAATATTAGGTGTTGTTTTCTTATCTTTAACCCAGTAATAATACTTTGTAGTAAATGTACCAGATATTTTATCGTAGTCCTGTCTAGTACAATATGCGGCTTCACCGTATTTTGTTTTACCACTAATACCTAAACGTATTCCTGCTGGAGTATCTGCTTGTGTGTCCCATTGTGTAGGTGTTAGTGTAGTTTCTACCCATTCATAAATGTCTACTGATGCACCTGGTGCTAGTGTATTCCAACTATTTGCACTATAAATTGCATCTCCTTGATATGCATTTAAAAACTTAACTGTACTTAAATCCCACCAAAGTTTTCCAACATTTCTTACGCTCCAACTATTATACTGATCAACAGTAACTACTGTATTTGTTGCTGTTGTATAAGTTGCTGGATCATAATACGTTTTAAATGATAATTCTTGTTCTGCAAGACCTGATATCTTGCCTTGTACTGGATCAATTAAATCTAATGATGTTAAGTATTCATTTGATGACGTATTGTACATAAACGAACCTTTAAATTTATCAAGGTTAGTTTGATCGTTTGGTGTTCTATGTTCTGTCCAAGTATTAACACCATCTTTTTCAAACTGTACTACTTTACCAATTGTTCCGTCAACGTTATCATTTATTAATCCAACATAAACTTTATCATTCTTAACAATAATGTCTCTGCCAAAGTCTTTAACGTCAAAGTCTCTATAGGTTAATTGCTGTCCATATACTAATGCATCTCTAACTCTTTCATATAGATATATTGCTCCACTGTCAATAAGTGTTCTACTAAAGTTAGTAAATCCGTTATCAAATACTGTACCATCGTTGTCATATGTAGTATCTAATTCTATGTTTCCGTTAGCACTTGATACCGCTAACTGATTGCCATCAAAACTTAACTGGTATCCAAAATTTTCAATTGGTTCACTATTCTGTGCAACTAGTGTTTGAATTAATTCGTATCCTGTTTCTTTTTGTGCATAAACAAAAACTTGTCCTTGTCTTGCAGATAAGTATGTTGATCCAGGTGCACCTACTGCAATTAGTTTACCGTCATCGGCTACACTAACAGTTTCACCAAACTCCATTGACGAATTAGGTATTTCTAATATTTGGAATAACTCGTAATGTTCGTCATGATATTTGTAAACAGCAACACGTTTTAAATCTCCGTATGCTGAAATCGAAGCAATAGTTTTTCCGTCATCACTAACATCAAACGAGGTTCCAAATTCTGTAACATCATTTTCTAATACTGAATCATCTGCAAACTTGTATCCTAGTGTATTAGGAATGGAGCCAATAAAGTCAATATGATCTTTAAGTTGTATCCATTTAGTTGCTGTAAATGCTTCGCCTTGTATATTAGTTAATGCTTTGTAAAAATTACCATTGTAATATACAATATCATCTATGTAATAAATTACTGAATTATTATATATGCCTCTAAACTTAACATCTTTTGAAAGTTGCCAATCATATACTGTGCCTGTTTCGCTAGTACCGTTTAGTACTGTATAAATTTTGCCAGCACCTTCTTTACTGTTTATTAATAATTTGTATAAGTTGCCAGTTTTAATTATTTTTATTTGCTGACCTAGTCTTCTACTACTTACTCTGTTAGGTAATATGTATCCATTTACTAAGTCGTAATCGTTTGTAGTTGCATTACGTTGATAAACATAAAACACACCTTCATTAGTAAATGAACTTGCTGCGCCAGTACTTACTACAGGAATGTTATAAACTTTTTCCCAGTCATTGTTTGCAACTTCAGGTACTAGTGATAAGCGTTGTGTACCGTTTCTATTTTCTTGAATCCATGTAAAGTATTCTAAATCAAATCCTGATATTACATCACTATCAAATGACGCAAGATCAATTGCTCTGTTTCTAGTCGGAATAGGTAAATTTTGTGAGTGTTCAAACACCATTAACTTACCAATTGTACTATCATCGATTGAAGTTCTTAATGATGTTCCAATTACTGGACTTAGTACTTGTTGGCTATCAATTTTTCTTATTTGGTATGCTGGTAAACTTTGTGCGCCAGCAGGTCCGTAGTCAGCACCTTGTGTAAATGTACCTGACTGAACTTTAATATAGTATCTTGCATCATTACCATCTCTTTGGTAATAAACAATCTCAGCTCTACCATTAGTACCTTCTACTAAGATATCGCCAACTTGTGCCTGGTCTGTTGTGTTTGTTAATACTACATCAACATAACCGTCCCATACATCAACTATTGAGTGAGTGTCATTAATAATTTCACTAGTTAGTCCGCTAAATGTTTCGTCTTGGATTGTGCCGTCCAGTTTGGTAATTTGATTTAACCAAATACCAAGTTGTGGGCTATTGCCTAAGGCACGTTCGGCTACAACTTTATCACTTATTGCCTTGTCTGCTCTAAGTAACCATTTGTTTGATAAGATATCAATCCTTGCATCAGCAGCTGTATTAGCATTACCGTTATAACTTATATTGGTTATGTAATGACTTTGCTTTTGTAATACTTTACCTGTTGTAAGTTGTACAGGCGGAATAGTAAGTAAACTTTGAATACTTGATTTGTATGGTAACGGTGAACTTGAATCACCTATTAAACGTACATCTTTAAGTACAATGCTTGGTGCATAGTCAATAGTTCTTGCATTAGGGTTAATTTTAAAACCAGTTTCAATTGTGTCTAATGATATTTTCCAATATCCGCCCAGCACATCGCTTGTTTCAATTTGTTCGTGTGCAGGTCTTGTAAATTCGCCAATTCTAAATGTAGAACTTATTTCTAATGTACCTGTTTCAGTAAATACACCATTTTTGTTATTAGCGTATATTACTAGTTTACCTAATTCAAATTTTGTATATACTACTGTTGCGTTACCTGTACTAGTTGTTACTATATCACCTACCTCAGGAACATTTAAAGGATCAAGTATGTAAAATATTTCATCTACTTTTGATTGAACTGTATGTACGTTAGATGTAAGCCATTCAGTGTTTACACGAGTTTCTGTATCAACTATTTCAATATTAATAGTACTGTCAGTATAATCTACTCCGCCTGCAACTAAGTTTACAGCAGTTATTCTGCCGTTTGTAACTGTTGCGGTTGCTACAGCACTATTGCCAGTACCAGTGTCTGTAATTTTTATTACTGGATTCGTATACCCAGTACCTTGTATTGGTGTAGGATTGCTAGGATCTGATAAATCATTTTTAATTGTTAAATTATATATTGTACCGTTACTATCTAGTTCGTATTCTAATTCACAACCAAACCCAACCATCCTATTATCAAATAATGATCTAACTTTTCTTAAGTTACCATTAAACTGACCGCCTGGGATAGCACTTCCTTGGAATGCTGCACCTTGTATATTATTTGTACCATTAACTAACGTATCTATAGCATATGTTGTATACAAGTATACTTCTTTAGTTGATTTAACTTTAACATAATACTTGTTGTATTCTAATCCTGTAACGCCTTTATTTTGTATTTCATTAAGCGGTAATGTTTGATCTGAATTATCAAACCCTGATGTTGAAATAGTATTATTAGGAACATCAGTAATTAGTATTTGGTCGCCATCTACTAGGCCGTGTTCAAGATTTGTTTGTAGTCTAATACCTGTTGTAACATTTGATACATTAGGAAATTCTGGTGGTACACTTTCAAATTTGATATCAATTATTTCAAATTTGTCAATTGGCTCATATGCATGACTTACTTCGTTCCAGTCAAAATATACTTTGTCTCCAGGAACACTACCTTCGTATGCTGAAGCCGGTGCTCTTACAAGTATATGGTCTGTTTCAGTATTAGTTAATGGATAATCACCTGTTAAAATATTTTTATTTTCGCCTACACTAGACCAATTAGCAGGTATTCTTGGACCTGGGTTTGATCTTGCTGTAGCAATGTAAATATCTCCAAGATACGTTGTAATATTTCCAACATTGTAAATTACAGATTCATCAAATTCAGCATACTTGTCTAGTAAATATTCTTTAACTTGCGGTGCTGAATCAAATGTATCAAACACAACATTTGATGTCTGTCCTTTAACAATTCTTCTTGCTTTCCACAGACTGTTATTATATTCAACAACAGATGCAAATGGGTACGTTACACTTGCATCAAAGTTGTCTTTAAAATTAGATTTTACATTTGATGCTTCTGGAGCTGCAATTACAAGGTATTCACCATCTGGGCTCATTGTAATAGATTCGCCAAATTTTGAACTAACACTTGATAGTCCGGAAATAGGTGAAAGCTCTTGACTTAAAGATGCACTTGAATCGTCACTAGTATAAACAAATGCTTTGCCGTCTTCGTTGTTTGGTGCTCCTACAACAATTACTGTGTTATCATCAGATGCTGTAATTGAACTACCAAATAATGGATTAGAAGAATCTGCTTCTAAAGGATTTGTTATTGTTAAGTTATCATGATAAGATGCAGAATTTTTAAGAACTCCCCATCTGTCATCGCCCATATTATCAACCCAAAGTAGCTCTCCATTATCAATAGTGTTTTGTGTATATGAATTTGCTTCAGGTAATGTTGATACCCTATTACTTACAAATTTAGTTAACACACCTTTGGAATTAACAATAGGGTCATCAAGTGCTATTGTTGTTGCAACGGTTACTGTATTTGTTGACGAACTAGTAACTTTAAAGAATCCTTCAAATCCTGTTAAATTTGTAATACCAATAATATCATCTTTTGCAAATGAACTTCTTCTGTCTAATGATATAGTAGCACTTGTTCCGTTTGCTGTTACACCAGTTACTATAAATCCACTGTCAATATGTTTATAAACATTCCAACTTTGATCTTCAAAAGTTACCCAAACATATTCGCCTTGATTTAAATCGTCAATAGCAATATCTAAAATATCATCTTTGTCTACAACAGTATATTTTATATCTTCAGTTCTAACATACCCTGCTGTTCTAACTTGTGTTTCGCCTTCTGGTACAAACTTAGTTGGGAACGGAGTATTATTATAGTTAGACGGTTTTAAATATACTTCGCTTTCGGGTATATTATATATTAAGTTGTCTGTTTCTGGGTCTTCTGTTAACTGTACTGGTTGAGGACTTAATTTAAACTTTTCTTCATCTAGTTTAATTTCTAATTCGTCAAAGCCGTCAGCGGCACCATATTGTCCTAAACGTAATGCCCATTCTTCAAAAAACTCTAAACTTTCTTTGTCTGCTGCTCCAAGTGCATCAAACAATTTGGTAAGTGCATTTTTAGTACCTTTGTCTTGTATATAACCTTGATAGAATTTATACTGGCTAACATCGTCATTAATTATGTTAGCAAGATAATTTCTTTTTTGGTACCCAATTAAATGTTGTGCAACTTCTTGCTGATCAAGATCAAAATTATCAGTATCTAAATCATAAAAGTCTGCAAACTGATCAACTTTATAATTAATATTAGTTAGTAATTGTGACTCGGGTTTAGAATCAAGTCTTAACCAGTCATTTTCAATAAAGTTTTGTGTTCCTGATACTTTTTTGTAAGCACTGTAATAAAATTCTTTGTTTTTAACAATGCTTCCAATTTCATAATCTTTGTATTGTTCCCACAAAGTAATTTCAGCACTGTCATATAAAAAGCCTGGTATATTTAAACTTCCGTTCCAGTCTGCTGTTCTATATCCTAAGACTCTAATTCTTTCTTGTCTATATCCTGCTTGACGGTCATATATTACATCTTTGAACTCAGTTTCGTTGTCTAAAATAACAACGTGTTCTGTTTGCTCAGCTGCTAACTTAATAGCATATATTCCGTCTGCTGTATTCTTAGGTTTAATATTAAATTCATCATCAGTTCTTGATACTGTTAATACATCTTCTTTAAGTTTTGTTCCGTCTGCTTTAAAGATTGAGTAGCCAAAGAAGTTATTAAATACATCTCCAATTACAGTAAAGTCACGTTTAAACTTAACTCCGTCTGCTAATGGACTTAATGAAATTAAACTTCCTGTGTCCCAACCCTGTGTTGTCCAGAATAAAAATTCTTTAGCACTTAACTTAAAGTTTTTAATTGATTGCATGTCTGCATCAAAGCCTTCAAAGTTAAACCCTAGTGTTTCTAGATATCTTTGATATCCTAATAAAAAGTCTACTACTTCTTGACTTGTTCTAAATAGTGTTCCGTAAGGTAAACTTAATATTTCTGACTTCCATGACGTACGGAAGATTGCTTCTCGACCACCTTCTTGTGGAAGAGCCGCTAGTTTTGTAAACTTGCTTCCGTCAAATGTTTGTCCACTAGTATGTGCTTCTTTAACTCTGTAGTATAAATCGTTATACTCTACAACTTGTCCTTCTAAGTATTGCTTTGATTCACTCCACTCCACATATGTTTCGCTAACACCGCCAATACTTACTATAGGATCGCCATTAATAACATTGTAATCGTAATATTTAAATATAGGATTAGTACTATCATATCCTCTAATTATATAACCTAGAGGACTACGTTCAATAACAACTCCACTGTAAGTAATAATATCGGTTGGTGAACTTTGTGAAAGTATTATATTGTAGTTTTCTTGTGGAATAAAAACATTACCTTCATTCAACGGTGTTCTTGAATCAAGTATTAAATTAAATTTAGATTTATCAGTAAATCCACCTAGTCTAAACGACAGTTGATTTGTAAGGTTTGCTAATTTATCCTGATACTCTGTATAGTTAGTAAGAACATTGCTTGACAAGTAGTTTGCAATAAAGTTTACTAATCCTGCTGTTAATACTCGTACATCAACTGCTTGACTGTTATTAGGAAATTTTAATTCTTTTAGATTAATTCTTTTTGATGTATCAGAATAAACAACTTGTCCTGCATTATTTCTTACAGTTCTAGATCTATCAAATCCAAGTCCTATAATTTTTGAAGGTTGATTCAAACACCAAGATCTTAATAACGCAAATGGATATTCGCTACTTCTACGCCAGGCTGTTTCTGCAGGTGCTTCGTCGCCAAACACAAACGGTGACGCTGTTAAGTTACTAATAAATCCTTCTGCATATCCGCTTTCTAATGGACTTATTAAATTACCACTGTCGTCAACTGGTAAATGATTAACTAAGTTTGTTCTCTTGTACTGTTCTTTAATTACAATAGGCTTATTAGGTTCTCTAATTACACCATTTTGTATATCTTCCCATAGGAATAAATTATCTTTAGTGTATGGTGCAGGACCATATACAGTTTCCCACCAACTTGGCTGTTTAAAGAATCCTTGCATTTCCCAAGGATGTGTATGTGGACGATCTGTATCATATGCATCTTTGTAAACAGCTCTCCAATATCCTGCTAATTTTTTGCCACTTGGAGATGTCATAAAACTATAATTGTAAGTAAACGGATTACCTCTTACATAACCTGTATTTTCAGTATAGTCTACATCACCTACTGAAGCAAGCCAACTTGCAAAATCACTAATTAATGCATTGTCAATGTCTTTTTTGTATACGCCTGTATTTCTATCTTCACCGCCGATAAAGTCATGTATGTTAACAATGTTTGAATCGTAGGATATTTTAATGTTATTGTATATTCTTTTTTCTAACTCTAATATTAAATCATCTCTATAATCATTAAATGCTAGAATCTTAGAACCATCATGTCCTTGAATAACTTTTCTAGTAGTAATATAAGTGTTGTCATCAAAAATCTGAGGAACAAACTTAGGATATAATCCAAGTTTAGTTGGTGTCGGTGGAATAAACGAACCGTCTGTTGTTTCATACTCAAATATATCAATTATATCGCCGTTTGTTGTAGGCTTAGTTATTACACAAAATCCTTCATTGTTAAATGTATAATCATTTCCGTAAATAAGTTGTTCATCATTAATATAAACTGTTACTGCTTTTACGCTTAATTCAGTGTTATTATGTGTTTGTGTAAGTGCATAAAACTGATTATTTGTATCAAAGACAGTATATGTAATTTTCTTTTCACCACCCGACGGTGCCATATCACTAAAGTAAAACGGCATGTCTATACTTCTATTTTGACCTAGCTCTTTAAGTATAACATCAACGTGACCTTTTGCAGTTCCGTCATATCCTGTTGTTAAACTAGTTTGTAAAAATGTTCTTTTAAACTTTGCATACTCGCGTCTATTAAATTCAAGAGCTTTAATAATGTTTGTATCTTTGTCTGTTAAATGATATAACGATAAATTAATTGGACCAGTATGTTGTACAAACTTTTTACCATATAATGCAATGTTACCTAAATCTCTAAGATTACTATTACCAGGATATACACCACTAAAGTTATTAATTTCTTCAACTACTGTACTAATATGATCATTAACTTCACCTAGTGTGAATGTTTCAATATTATCGTTACTAGGATTTCTTTCAAAGTTTGCTGGTACTTCATACAATCCATTATTATTTTTAAGTGTATGAGATTTAGTTTTAATTAAAACAATATCATCTTCATTTAATTCTGATGTAAATATAATTTTTGCATCATGGTTTGTTCTATCAATAGTGTAATCAGTATTTTCAAATTTAAGTGAATTGTTAACAAAGACTTTTACTGTTAAGTCAGTTATCTCAGCACTTCGATCATATGTATCAATAACAAATTCAGTTTGATTATTTAAACTAGTATACTGTCTCAATACATATTGACTACTAGTCATTGGTGCTTTAATCCAAGCATTTACATAATCAAATGTGTCAATGTTTTTAAATTTTTGTAAACTATATGTATCAGTTTTATTAGTAATAATGTCAGTACTAATTACTGTAGGTGTATATGTAAATGTATCTGATAATAAATTAAAATCAAAAACAATATCACCTACATTAGAAATGCTTCTATAACTTAACGGAAAGCCTAATTCAGAATCATTAGTTCCGGTACCTACTTTATACGAAAATACTTTGTTACCTTCAAACGTTGTATTAGGATAGTATTCTGAATCGCCTATACTGTATCCAGACTCATCAAATAAGTCAAATAACGGTTGCTGATTAACGTCGGTTTTTTCTTGTGTAACATTCCAGGTTGTACCGTTAAAGTAAAACATTTTACCTTTATTTTCAACACCATTTAATACTAGTACTGTTTCGTTAGTAATCGGTAATGAATCTGTTTCTTCTATCAAAGATATTTGACGTCTGCCTTTATGTTTGATAAATGAAACTTTAAATACTTTTCCAGCCTGACGGATATCTTCTTCTGCTGTAAATAGTACACGCATACCGTTAACAAGTTTTACTCCGTCAACTGTATATCCTATTGCACCTTCAATAGTAGAAAATATATCTTTAGTAAATGTATCAACTAAATCTACATTAGTTTTACTTTGTGATCCAAATTGGAAAAGTTTTAATCCTGAATTAAATTCAATAATAGGTCTTGATGCTCTTGCACGTTGGTCAACTGATATGGCTTGATTATTATAGGCTGCAGATTTTTCAATTACATCTCTATGGAACCATCTATTATGTCTTGACCAAGGACTTCTTTCAGGAGAAGCACGGTTAATAACAATATAATCTTTAGTATTTGTATAACCACTAGCATTGTCAAACGGCAATCTATCAAATGAATTTGTATCAAACGGTATTGATAAGTCTGTTACATAACTACTAGTAACTTCTAAGTCAGTTTCACTAACTAACTTAATTTTATCACCTACTCCTTCAACATACCATTCGCCTTCTGCATATTTTGCAGGAGTTACATTTCCTAAAAATTCAACTTTCATACCATTTGATAATGAAAGTCCGTTTACTGTAGTGTAATTCTTTTTACCAATAATTTCGTTTTCAACATCAAGATCTGTATTTTCGTCAATGTCTTTAATTTTAATTAAGCCGCCATTATTAATATCATTGTTTGCAACATAATATAATAGTTCAGGTGCGCCTGGAGCAACTGTAAATGTAATAGAACCTTTTTCTACATTTTGTGCTGAAACACCGTCATCATAATTAAACTCTGGATCTAATGTTTTTTTAGTTTTTATTGTAAACGGAAATCCTTCTGAATTAATTTCAAAAGTATAAGTCTGTCCTCTATATAAAGTTAAACTTGGTAATTGTGTTTGTCCGTCTGGTGAAAATATGTAAGCAAGATTATCTGCATTGTTAAACAGCTCAACAGTATATGTACTTTCTACACCTCGTGACTGACCTGCAATGCTAATAATTTGCGGACCGTTTGGTAACCAATAATACTCACGAAAGTTAACAACTTTATCTAAGTCTATATTTGGGTTCCACGCATAATATTCTTGTGCGTTAAGACTGTCTTGATTTTGTGAATTACCGCCAAAGTTTGCTATTTGATTAATATAATCAATATAATCTTTTCTAAACGTATAATTACCTAGATCGTTTTTAATTACTAGTGAAGGTTCTAATTGATAGTTTTTTCTATCATTAGATATTTCATTAATATACGAATCGTCTGCTACATATGCTTTTGATTCTTTTCTTCCAATAAACCCATTTAGTTTTTCTGCAACACCCGGTTGCACCATTTGGTCTAATGTACTTTCAAGAAACTTTTGATTAGTTTGTGTTCTAAAATATTTTGGAAGTAATGCAACGCTCTTTTGGTTGCCTTTACCATTATTTGGTAATGGAAATTCTTTCTGGTCATTATCATATGCCATTAGTAACCTGAGCCTCCGTTACTTGAACTGCTTGAGCTACTAGAGCTACTTGACGAACTACTTGAGCTACTAGAGCTACTTGACGAACTACTTGCCACTTGGCTTACAGTATTGTTTTTAACTTCTGTCACTACCGCTCCTGTTGCTTTAAGTTTTGAAGCAGTTACTGCTGATATAATTTCAACATCTGCTACTGTTGCTCCGTTAATAAAAATTTCATCAGCTTCTGCTTTTATTTCAAATAAGCTACCAAATGCTGAATCTGTTTTATTAGGAACAATAACAATTGACGAAATATCTGGTGATAATTCGTTCATAATATATGTGCTTAGTTCTGAGAAGTAAAAAGTTTCTCCAAAGTCCCAATTTTCAAGTGCAAAGAATCTGTTTACAGCTGATATAACATTTGCTTTTACTTCGTTATCGTTAACAACTCTATCAGCATTTTTTACTATTTTAAATGTCGCTTGTAAATCAGTGTTAGATGCTGTACCAAATAATGGTTTATATTTTACTGGATGATAAATTACATCGTCACTAATTGATTTAATTTTGTTTATTTCACTTCCGTAGTTTGTATATAAACTATCTGAAGTAGGTGTTACTGGAGCAACTGGTATTGCACCTTGTAACCACTGTCTATATAAAGTATCATACGATCTAGTTAAAACATAAACATCGATAATGTTACTACTACTTGGATCTATTCTGTTACTTTCGTCAGCAGCATGTTCATATTGGAAAATAATATTATCTCTACCATTAAATGCTCTATAGTCAACTGTAAGTGTTAACGTTTCTGTTTCTTCATTATATACTTTAAATAAGTCTACGTCAACAATATAAAATATTGTGCCATCTAAAAACGACGACAGTCCTGCTGTAGTAATATCTGATTCTGTTGCAACAACTTTCTTATCAGATGTTCTCCAAGACACAAATCTAAAATCATCAATGCCGTCATAGTTTGTATATTTTTCTTGCATTATATATCGATCTTTTAGATCAGGTGGTGTACCAACAAATTGTGTAAACATGTCTGGATCGTCAACTACTCCGTCATCGTCAGAGTCAAAAAAGCCTACTTGTATTTTCTTGCTGTCAACATAACCTTCAGCATCTCTATATTCTTGTAATATTTCCCAATCAAACGGAACTGTAAATGGTTGAGTTGATCCTGGTTGTGTGTTAATAGACATAATTCTAACTTTGTCTTTAACAATTTTATTTGTTTGAGGATCATATACTTTATCACTACTATCAAAATAGAATCTAATTTCTCTATCACTTTCAAAAACGTATCTTTGACCGTGTGTTGTAATTGTATATGTTTCCCCGTCAGTATTAAATAGTAGTAACCAACTGTTGTCTAGTTGTTGATTACTAGTGTCTCCAGTCTTACCCATTCCAAACGCTGATGTTTTATCTAAATTGCTTTCAGTAATTAAACGCCATAAGTTTTCGCTAGTACTGTAACGTAATCCAAATGTTTTATATTGGAATACTTGATCAATAATTTGTGTTTGTAAATCATTATCTAATAATGTTGCAAACTTTGGTATAATTCTTTCAATAACTGGATATGCTTCTGTGCCTGCTGGAGCCGTAGGAATTACATCATTGAATACAATAGGTCCTCTACCATCAGCATAATTTTCTTTACCATTACCATTTATAGCAGTAACTTTGGTCCACTTGTATTTCGTTGCTCCTGTGTGTAAAGGTTTACCAACTTCATCTAACATTAATGTGCCATCTGGCATAAAGTGATAACCTTCCGGAGCAATAAATTTAACCATTGCACCTGGTTGTACATATTTTAGTGTACTACCAGTAAATGTTGAAACTGTATACTTTACATTTTGCAAGTCCATTAAGTAACCTGTAGAAATATTTTGATCTTTAGTTACTTGTACAAACTGTGCATTTAGATCTGTAACTGTTTGTACTGGGAATTTAGTATAGTAGAAGTTTCTAAGTTTAGCATCTAACAGTAACGGTTCAATAGTAGAACTAATGATTCCTTGAATATCGTTTCTTGTTGTAAATGTAAAGTTAACTTTGCTATCTAGGTACTGTGTATATACAGCACCGTCTTTACCATATAGGTTAGTTTTAGAATATTTGCCTGTAGCATCTAGTAGATCAAAATATCTTGATATGCCGCTAGATGTTCTGTTAACTGCTTTTACTTTAACTATTTCTTGACTTACAGCCAATGGAGCAACATTGTAGTCTTCTCCAGTAATCATTCTATTCTGTGTATAGTATGTTGAAGGAGCATTTGATTTAATGCTTTCGTTGCTTTCGCTTTCTGCTGAGTTATCAACTGTGTATTTTAATTCATACTCAATACTTAAAACTTCTTGTGTTCCTGTTTTACTAACATACGGAACAGTAATGTTTATATTAGTCATTTCGTCTGGACTAATTACAAAACTTCTATTATCACTTGCTCTGTAATAAACTTTAAAACTGCCTTTAGGCAATGTGCCAAAAACACCATCACTAAAGATTAAACTAATTCTATCTTGTACTCTTGTTAAAACACTATAAACATTTCTAATATTTTTACTTAAACTGTTATAAACAATATTGTTACCTTCAACTGAATTTACTTTGCTCCATAGCTCAGTTTCGTTACCAGTTGTGTCTAATTTATAAAGCCATACATCATTATTGTTTACATTAATAGCATCTAAGTTTACTGTTTGGTTAGTACTTGGCGTACTAATTGAAAAAGTTCCTTGGTCTAAAGAACCTTGTCTAAAGTGTGAAAAGAATCCTGTATTGTTACTACCAGCACCTTGTCCGTCATCTTGATATATAAACGCAAAGTTGTTTCCTGGCAATGGTGCTTCTTCTAGTATTGCATTACTTTCAATATTAGTTGAAACAATTTCAAATGTAGTTCCTCTACCGCTAATATTTTTTGTAAAGCCAAAGTTAGGAACATCAGTGTTAAGAGCATTAAATCTATATTGCTCTGCACTTATACCATTTACTGTATCTTTTTTAACTGGTCGTCCTACAACTCCGTTAGCAGGTAATGCTGAATTTAAAACTTTAATAAACTGTTCATACCAGTCTTGATTTGAAACATCGTTCCATACAATAGTTTGGCCTGCTAAGTTATTACCGTTAGAATCTATAATGTCTTCTGTAGTAGTAATACTTTCCATTTTAAGAAGACCATTAGCTGCTTGGTTACGTTTAGGATTATACGATAGTAATCTTGCTAAACGTATAACACTTTCTCTACGTTCTGCTAGTTCTAAAAAATTCTCTCTTGCATTAAGGTCTGTACGGAATGCGAGGTTTTGTCCTAAGTAAGCAATTAAGTCAATTAGGGCAAGGTATTCACTACTTTCAATATAGTCGTTGAAATCCTCAGGATAATTTTTCCTAAGGTAATTAATCATTGTACGTCTTAAATTGTCAAAGTCGTAACTCTGAAAATCAGCATTTTTGAAAGACTGGTAGACACGTTTCCAGTCCTCTGCAATTAATAATCTGTTTTGTCTATCTGTTGACGACATTGGTTTTCCTCGCTATAGTGTATTTATTACAAATAGATAAGTGCGTATATTATTTCTGTTATGTAAGACCATTATCCTCATCAAATTTAAACTGTAATTTTTCAGATATATTATACGGCAAATACGTAAGTTCGCACTCAATTTGTAGTCCGCTTTCGTAAGGAACTACATCTATTGCTGATACTGAAACTCTTGGGTCAAAGTTAACAATTTCTGTAACATTTTTTACTATTGCAGATTTTAAATTTTCTGTAAGTGGTTCAAAAAGTACGTCCCATATAATAGTACCAAATTCTGGATTTTCTAACTTTTCTCCTTGACGGATATGAAAATGGTTAATAAGATCTTGTTTAATAAGTGCAATATCATATAGTGTATTCGTAGAATTTTCTGGGTTAGCCGTTGATATGCCTCTATAGGCTCTGCTTTCAACAACAGGAAGAGGCTTTTTATTAGTGCTAACTTCTACTGTTTTATATAATGATTTCTCTTTTGTGCTCATGTCTATATTTACCTACTTATTGTGGACCTGAAATTGGCTGATCTACACCCTTTCCTGCTTCAATGTTTGTTCCTGCTGGTTCTGTAGTTAATGATGCTTTTGGTGTAAGTTCACCGTTAACTAGTTTACTGTAAAAACCTTTACCTATGCCAATACGTCTACTTGTTTCTGCGCCGCCTTGATTAGCATAACCAACTGCTTTTCTAAATGATTCGCCTAATGCAGAAAAACTAGATTCAGCTGGACTAATACCTTTACTTGCAATATAAGCAACAGCAATTTTAGTTGCAAAAATTGGGTCGTTAACTAAGTCAGGATTTTCTACAATCTCAGGAGTACCTGCTTTTCCGCCATATGTTTCGTAGTTTCCTTTAAAGGTTAACTGTATTAAACCTCGACCTCTATATTTGTATCCTTCGTCTTGTGCATTACCATAACGTCCACCATATAATGTATTACCTATTGCGGCTGGACCTGCATTCGCAAGTTCTTGAGCAAACGCATCAGTTTTAACACGACTTGGATATACTTGACGCAGACGTCTAGCACTATAGTTTAAATTTTCGCTTCGTGGTTTAAATCCACATTCTGCTTGAGGTTGTGCCATAGCCATTGCAAGATATTCTGCATTTCCTGCTGTTACTCCTTCAGGATTATTGTCTGGGTTTGCACTATTCAAACATGTAGCAGGATCAAGTCCAAGTTTTGTTATTAATTCATTTAAGAAAAATTGCTGAAGATCAGTTACTGGTACAGGTTTAGCAGGTTGATCTCCAACTGGTCCTACTTCTCCTGGAACAACTGTTTGTGCGCCATCAACGTTTGCTCGTTGTCTGTATTCGCCACTTACTGGTTGTTCATCTCTTGCATCGTTAACTAACGGAGTTGTTTCTCTTAATGTAGGACTTGGTGAAGTTATTGGATTAGTTTTACTTGGAGTAAAGACTAATGGATCTAAACTTTCATGTCCTAACCATGGTTCGTGTTGTGGGACTCTAACAGGGAATAAAGCAGGTGCTGCTACTAATGCTTGAGATGCTTCTGTTGCTTCTGCTGCAGAAGTTGCTTCTGGGCCACCGTTAGTTTGACCATTCATGTGTATTTCTGTCGCTGTCTCAACATGATTGCCACCACTTAATATTTGTGTGTCGCCTTCGGCTGTAAAATAATTATATCCCGGTGTATTAAGATCTAAGTTTGCTTGTTTATCTTTTCTATCACCCACAGTAAGAATATCAAGTGTTGCCTTACTTGTTATAGAGTGAGCGTCAGTAACAATTAAGTCTCCTGATCCACCAACAAATAATTTTTGATTTGCACCAACAAACTGATCTAAATCTGCACCAACATCAATTTTACTGTTAACTCCAATTTTTACATCACTGTTTACAGCCGCTGTCATTTTATAATCTCTACCAGCATTTATATTAACATCTCTACTTGCTGACATGTTGATATCTCTATCTGCACTTATGTTTAAATCAACTGAAGTTCTAATAGATATACTATCGTCTGCAAAAATATCAATTTTACCATTGGACGACATTTCAATCCACGAACTTCCTCTAGCATTACCTATGTAAATTAAATCTTCTGAATTGTGTAATAATATTTGATGACCTGTTCTTGTACGAAGTCTTACAGACTCATTAAATGGTATTGTGGGCAATCCGTCTGTTTCGTCTTGTAAAACATCAGCATATTGCGAAGGGCCTTGCCCTGCAAAACTTTTTCTTAAAAGTTTGTCGTCGCCATCATCAAACACTAATGATGTTCCGCCTAGTCTTGCTGAATGAATATTATCTCTTGCGCCGTGTAATCCTTGTGGTGATTTAGGTGCGCCATCTCTTTTATCTAATGGACCTGGAGTTGATATACCAAATACCATACTAGGAACTTCACGCCTAGCACTTGCACTTGATATGCCTCGTATCTCATCACGGAGTAATCCTTGAGCACCAAGGGTTATTTCAAAGTCTTTATTAACAGGCTTTAAATATGTACTAGGAACATTACCTGAAACTACGCCAGGAACGGCTTTATTAAATTCGCCAACTGGAAGTTTTTGAGTAGTGTCTTCGTTGTTAAACTTTGATCCTGGTCTAGATTCAGGAAGTGTAAAGTTCATATACATGTCTTGTACGCAACCTATCCAGTAGCCGTTACTGATATTGCCTTCAACAAATATTACTATAACTTTAGTACCAACATCGGGCGGTACAGCCCAAAAACCAGATACTTGCTGTGTGTTTTGATATGTATCGTTTTTATTATTTCCGTTAAGAGGAGTACTATTATAAAAAGGTGACATATACGAAACTGTAACAACTTGTCCTGTACGCTCTGGCTGGTTACCAGAAGAAGAATTTTTTAATAATTCAACTTGTAATGACCCCATAAATTTAGTATCAAGATGACTTACAACAATCGCTTCATAAGGACCTGGATTAATAGGTGCCTTAGGTAATACTGATCTTCTTTCTTGTGCCATATTATCTAGCCCCTATGTAACCTGAGCCTTCGCTATTTTGCGAAGTACTAGCATCACCCTCTTTAATAACTGTTTCAGTATTTGGTGCTACTGATTCATTAGTGTCGCTTTCTTGATTAAGCACTCTAATAGCTCTTAGGTTTTGTTTAAACTGGCCTGATGCAATGGAGTTTTCTACTTGTAGTATTCTGTATAGACCACTAAATGCTTTTACTGGTTGTGTATCTCCAGGAAATTCCATGCCGCCATCGTCTTTGTAATCAATTGGTGTTCTAAAATTTAAATTCATCAAAACTTCGTTTTGTTCATGTGACGGCGTATTATCAATAGTAAGAGATTTTTTAAATAATGGATTCGGTAATGCAGAATAATTGCCTTGTCCGCTGTCTGCCATAAAGAACGGATCTCCCATTATTTCTAATTCAATGGTTAGTAAGTCTACATCTGAATTTACTAGTGCTTCGTGAAAGTCTCTTGCAATTCTAACTGCTGTAGTATTTGTTCCTCTACCACCACCTGAATATCCGCTATCTTTAGCATCTGATTGTAACGACTGTGACGACCCACTATCGCTTTTTACTCCGGCTACACCGTCTGCTGTTTTAACTTTTACAGATTCGTTTGGTTTTGCAGAATCCACAGCATTTAATTTTTCAGCAGCTGACCCTTCTGCAATATCTGCTGATATTGATTTATAGTAAGCATTGTCAAGTTTAATTTCAAAATTTAATATATCTTTATTTAGGCCAGTATAGATGTAGTTGTATTCTTTAACAGCTCTTTTACTTCTTGCTTTAATCCCTGTTGCTGGTGCATTAGGTGCTTTAAAAATCGATGCATCTACAAAATAAGGATATATTCTATAAACATAAAGTTTAGGATGTTCGCCAGTTGCTGTTGCTGCTTCTTTATCTTCGTTTAAGAAAACTTGTGTATCAATTCTAAACCAAGGTATTTCACCATCTGATCCTTCTTTAGCAAATTCTGCTATTGCTTTTCCGTAATCACTTACTAATATCAGTTCTTCTATTATTCTTTCAATCGATGTACCTTTAGCAAACGTAAATGTTTTAAAGTCGTTACTAATTGATAACTTGTCGCTTCTATATACTTTTTTGTCTTTGTCATATGTAAACTTAGACAGTCCAAAAGGAACATCACCTTGATCAATAAAACTTCCTGTTATTTTTGATGTGCCAATTTTGTTAGCATTGTCAATAGAATCTGCTTGTTTCTTAACTGCTTCTTCAGTTGCTGTTTGTTTTTTACCAGCGGTTAATGCTAAAATTTTACTCCTAAATTCTGAAAAGTTTTCTGGTACCTTATCATCGGTGCCACTAACACTTTCATATAGTCGTTGCATATATTCATCTTCAGTTACCGGTGCTCCAGCTTCAGATGTTAACTGAGCTAATGAAGCAAGTTCTTTTGGAAATAAGAATACATACTGATCTGGTGATTTAATTTGTTTTTTATCTTCTTGATCTAGAAGTCTTTCATTAAGCACTGTTGACAAACCTTGAGCACCTGTTTGTAGTAGTGTTAACATGTTATCACCTGTTAGAACTGTATCTGTTTTAACTGTTTGTATTTCATCTGTTAGTGCGGTTTCGTTCCAAGCCACAGCTCTAACAGCATAGTGACTACCGCCTTGATCAACTGTTAGTGACGAGTTAATTAGTTTAATTGGAAAATGTCTTACTTCGTTTGTAGGAATAACTTTGCCATCGTCGCTGTATCCTACAAATCTAATACTTAATAAAAAAGGAGCTCTGTTGTATGCAGAATCATCACCGTTAGCGTCTTTAACTGCTTTCTGTAATGTTTGATAAAATAACCCCATACTATACGGTTCAGTTACTTCAAATGATATCGAAGTAGCATTAGTAGTTCGTGTTCGTGATGTAGGCATAATGATTGTTTTTATTTCAACATTATCAATAAAGTATTCTAATTGTTTGTTTGCACTTTCGTATGCTGTTAAGGCTTTCTTTGCTCCAGCACCACCACCAGATTGTAAAACAATTGAAGCGCCTGAACCAGTAAGCCTATAAGTTGCATCTGGATTATTAACTTCAAACGGACTAAGTGCTGATAATGTAATAATAGTATTTGAACTAGCAAATTTTTCTAGTGTATTCGGTAATGGCAAATCGCCAAGTAAAGTTTTAAAAAAGTCTTCAGCAGATTGGTTACCGCTTTCGTTACTTTCTTGAGTTGGCTTTTCTGTCTTTTCCTCTGCGGGAGGTGTTCCACTGCTAACTTCTATGTTTCCGCCATTGTCAGCCAAGTTATACTCCTAAAAGTCGTTTTAATTTAGAATCCTGCGGAAGATATATTTCTGTGCCTGCAATCATATCATAAATTGGATCTTTAATTACATCCATATTACGTTGTGCAAATACCCACCATAGTTTACTGTCTCCATATACATCATATGCTAGTAGATCTGGCCTATGTGTATATTGTGGTTGTATAGTATATAATACATCATCAGACTCTTTTGGAACAGGTCTGATTTTTAAAATTCCTAGATATTCCTCGCCTTCAATTTTAGTATTGTGCCAAGGACTGCTTGTTGTGTAAGTTGCCATTAAATGTACCCGCTATCGTTTCCAATATATCCGCCATTAATAAATGACTTCATACTAAATTGTTGTGTTTTACTACGTGAGTAAATTGGTGATAATGTAATTGCTACCTGACTTTGTGTTGGTACAAAAGAATAAGTTTCGTTACCTTCTGGAAAATCTGTTTTTAAGTAATCAACATCAGCAGGCATATCAACTGTAAAGTTTTTAATAATACATGAAACATTGTTAAACACAAAATCACCGTAACCATTTAGTTTAACAATAGGTGGCGGATTACCTGCATTATCTCCTGCACCATAAAACATTTTAGTTACAGTTCTTAGATAATGTACAGCGGCACACCAGTAACGTGCTTCTTGTGCATTTTGTACAAAAAAGTCACCTGTAATAACCATGTCGTCCACTTGTGATGCTTGATAGTTATAAAACGGATAATTAGTATGTATAGGCTGCAATGCATTATAGTTTGCACTATGACTCATTAGTATTGTAGGAGTATAAGGAAAACATAAGCCTCCAGTTTTCTTTAAAGGAGCAAAAGCATCACTATCTATGATCGACGGAATACTTAATTTGACACGCCAATCGTTGCCTTCATCTTCTTTAATACTCGCTGTTGCAAACTCAGCTTTTAATGGATCACTACTAGGTCCTTTACGTAATAACTTTCCAAGACCCGTTGAATCGGCAATATCCTCGAGAGCGCCTTTGCCAGCGTCAACGAGCGAGTTTCCTGTTTTGGATAAGTCTTTAACAAAACTTGATCCGGCTTTTTGTAAATGTGAGCCAATCGACATATTACTCTCCTATATAAAGTATTTAGTTGACTTTATTAACAGAGTAGTTTATAATAGATACTAACAACTGGAGAAACTATGAGAAAAGTAAATTACTTAAACAATAAAGATATTTTAAAAGAAATACACAAGTCTAAATCAAAATTTAGCAGTTTTACCGATGATTCATACGCTCAATACGACATTATACTTCCGTCTATTGAAAAAATTAACATTAGAACTATTGCTGAAGCAAAACGCAATAAAGCCAAGCGATTGCAAGTAGAAGCATTTGATGCCGCTAAGTTAGCAGGTATAAAGTGTAAACAAGCAGAGTTTGAAGTCGACTATAGAAAAATTACCAAATATGAGCTGATTTTTAGAATTATGACTTTTGACCATATACCAGAAGAGTTAGGTCGAAAGAAGAATCCAAAAACTATTGCTGATACTAAAGTAAAACTAAACTTTCCTCCATATGTTCATTACAAGTTTAACGACAAAGATGAACTAGAAATGGTAGGAAAAAGCCATTGGGTTGGCGGCATGAGTAACGGATACTTTTCTAAAGATCATACTCAAGTTACAGAAAAACTTGCTCGCATGTGGATGAAACTTGTAGATCGCTATGCTACTAGAGGTAATGTAAGAGGATACACATACAACGATGAAATGAAGGGGCAAGCAATATTACAATTATCACAGATAGGACTACAATTCGATGAATCTAAAAGTAATAATCCTTTTGCTTACTATACCGCTGCTGTTACTAATTCATTTGTACGTGTCATCAATATCAAAAAGCGTAACCAAAATATTAGAGATGATATTTTAGAAATGAACAACATGAATCCTAGTTATACAAGACAACACGCAGGCGACTGGGAAGCACAGCAAAAAAGAGAAATGGAAAAAAATCAGGCCAAATAGGGGCTTGACATTTCTCTACATTTACGTTATACTATTAACTAAGATTAAAGGACTTTATTTTGTTTAAAAAAGCTGCTGTCTTTACAGACATACATTTTGGACTAAAAAGCAATAGTCGTTTGCACAATGAAGATTGTGAGGCGTTTGTTGACTGGTACATAGAAACTGCAAAAGAAAACGGATGTGAAACCGGTATCTTCTGCGGAGACTGGCACCATAATAGAAATAGTCTAAACTTAACAACTATGGATTCAACTATCCGTAGCATGGAAAAACTTGGAAAAGCATTTGACCAATTTATCTTTTTTGACGGTAATCACGATTTGTATTACAAAGATAAAAGAAATGTTAATTCTACTGCCTTTGCAAAACACATTCCTGGTATAACATTTATCGATGAATTTACAGTAATTGAAGATGTTGCTATTGTGCCGTGGCTTGTTGGCGACGAATGGAAGAAAATACAAAAGTGTGATGCAAAGTATATGTTTGGCCATTTTGAATTGCCAAGTTTCTATATGAATGCTCTTGTAAAAATGCCTGACCATGGCGATTTACGTCCTGAGCATTTTAAAAATCAAGAATATGTGTTTAGTGGACACTTCCACAAAAGACAACAACAAGGCAAAATACATTACATCGGTAATGCTTTTCCTCACAACTATGCTGATGCATGGGATGACGATAGAGGAATGATGATACTAGACAGAGAGAACGATAAAGAGCCCGAATTTATTAATTGGTCTGATTGTCCAAAGTATCGTACAGTAAAACTAAGTCAATTACTTGACCCTGATGCAGATATTATTAAAAGTAAAATGTATCTAAGGGTTACTATAGATGTTCCTATTAGTTATGAAGAAGCAAGTTTTATAAAAGAAACATTTATTAATCAACACGGATGTAGAGAAATTAGTTTAATAACACAACAACAAATCGAAGAAATGTCTACTGAGCTTGATATACAACAGTTCGAAAGCGTAGATCAAATTGTTGCTGGAGAAATCTCTGCACTTGATACAGAAAACTTTAACAAGAAAACGCTATTGGATATCTATAACGAGCTATGATAAAACTTAAAGATTTAACCGTCAAGAACTTTATGAGTGTGGGTAATCAGACCCAGGCCGTAGACTTTAATAAAGAACAACTTACCCTAGTGCTAGGAGAAAACTTAGACCAAGGCGGCGACGACAGTGGTAGTCGTAATGGTACTGGTAAAACTACTATCATTAATGCATTAAGTTATGCATTGTATGGCGTAGCGTTAACAAATATTAAACGTAACAATCTAATTAATAAAACAAACTCTAAGGGTATGTTAGTTACGTTACACTTTGAAAAAAATAATGTTGACTACAGGATAGAACGTGGCCGTAGTCCTAACGTTTTAAAGTTCTATATTAATAATCAAGAACAAGAGGCTATCGACGAATCACAAGGTGATAGCAGGCAAACACAAAAAGACATTGATGCTTTATTAGATATGAGTCACGATATGTTTAAGCATATTGTTGCACTTAATACGTATACAGAACCGTTCTTAGCAATGCGACAAAACGATCAACGTGCTATTATTGAACAACTGTTAGGTATTACGTTACTATCTGAAAAAGCAGATCATCTAAAAGACGAAACTAAAAAAACACGTGATGCTATTGCAGAAGAAACAATGCGTATTAATGCAATACAGTCTGCTAACGAAAAAATTGAAGAAACAATTAGTGGTTTACAAAGTAAGCAAAAAGCATGGCTTGGTAAACGTACTACAGACGTTGTTAAGTTAAAAGAAGGAATCGACGAATTAGAGCATTTAGATATTGATAAAGAGCTCGAAAGTCACGAAAAATTACAAAATTGGACTGAGCATAATAATTCTATTTTGGCTCTTAAAAAAGAATTAAGCACACTGGAACCTGCATTAGTACGTGCTGACAGAGCTGTAGAAAAAGCAAAACAAGATGCAGATGACTTAGCCGATGGTACATGCCATTCTTGCGGTCAGGATCTTCCTGCTGATAAAAAAGCAGAGATTGCAGAGCGTAAAAATAAAGAACTTGAAGATGCTATGTCCTATGCACAGGAAATTAATGCAAAATGTAGTGAAGTTATGTCTGCACTTGATAAAATAGGTGACATTAACGGAAAGCCTACAACGTTCTACGAAACAGCAAAAGAAGCATATGATCATAGACAGAATGTTAATGCTTTAAAGAAGGCGTGGGAATCAAGAAAAGACGAAGACGATCCATATCAATCTCAAATTGATGATCTTAGTAACACAGCAATTCAAAAAATTGATTGGACGCCTGTGAACGATCTTACTGATTTTAAAGACCATCAAGAATTCTTGTTGAAACTATTAACAAACAAAGATAGTTTTATTCGTAAAAAGATTATTGATCAAAATCTTGCATATCTTAACAATAGGTTAACATATTATTTAGATAAACTAGGACTTCCGCATTTAGTAGTATTCCAAAACGATCTAAGTGTAGAAATTACGCAACTCGGACAGGATTTAGATTTTGATAACTTGTCAAGAGGTGAACGTAATAGACTAATACTAGGCATGAGCTTTGCATTCCGTGATGTTTGGGAAAGCCTATATCAAAAAATTAATTTAATGTTTATTGACGAGCTTATTGATAGTGGTATGGATACAGCAGGAGTTGAAGGATCTTTGGCTGTTCTTAAAAAGATGGGACGTGAAGGCGATAAGAATGTATTTTTAATTTCACACAAAGACGAATTAATTGGTAGAGTTAGCAACGTATTAAAAGTTCTAAAAGAAAACGGTTATACCAGTTATGAAAATGATATCGAAGTTTATGAAGAATGATTGAAGACGACACACATGACCGACTAACTAAGATGTATCTTGAATACTTTAAGGAAAACGAGAAGTTTGAGTCAAGAAATTCAGTTAGAACGCACCAGTCAGCAAGACGCTGTTTAAGAGAAATTAGACGTCTTGCAAAAATTCGCATGGACGAAATACACACCATGCACTTGGATAAAAAACTAAAGAACCAAAACGACGAAGGCACAAATTAAGGCTACGGTAAGTAAGTTCATGCAGTGGACTTATGAAGGCAAAACAATAGACAAAATACCAGACGAGTATGAAGGTTTTGTATATCTCATAACAAACACTACTACCGGGCAAAAATACGTAGGCAAAAAACTAGCAAAATTTAAAACTACAAAACCACCGCTAAAAGGCAAAAAGAATAAAAGACGTGGAACAAAAGAAAGCGACTGGCGTGACTACTGGGGTAGCTCAGATAGATTAAATGCAGATGTTGCAAAATTAGGCCCGGACAAATTCACACGAGAAATACTATACCTATGCAAAGGCAGGGGCGAAATGTCCTACATAGAGGCGAGAGAACAGTTTGATAGGCGAGTACTTGAAACAGATGATTACTATAACGGTATTATTAATGTAAGAGTAGGCGGATCTGACAAACTAAAGCAGGCATTGTTAGAACAAGATATTAAGGCAAAACAATCCAACACAAAAGGTTAGCGGGCCAGATTAGTAATACCGCTGTGGAAAAAGCTCTCGTATAGAAGCACACGTACATATTGATTAACACACCAGAGTGTGGAAGCCACCAAACAAATTGGGCTCACCAGTTGATATAGATTGAATGTTGGCAGTCGAAAAACACAAACACAGTACATAAAAACCCTTTAGCATTAGGAACGAAGCGAGGGAATATTGTACACTGTAGTTTACATTATCCTTGATAATGTATATTATAATGTACATAATGTCGACGTAGGTTGGGAAAGGTCAGAGCCCATTGTACTTTGTGTATAAGCAATAACCTACTTCCAATGTCTCGGCTGCGACGACTCACATGAAGTCACCCAAGATTGGATGGAACCGTAAACAGGTTCCGTCTGACTGAAACAATCTACATGAAGCAATTACATTATTACTTCGTAATAATGCTTTAATTCATATCTATCACTTCTATCTAACAAAAAATAGACATGTTTGAGCGTTAGCGAAAACATAAAAGAGCTTTAGCTCTTTTCTAAACATAAATACAGTTAATAAAATTATATCTTTATTAGGAACAACTCAGAATGAATATATTTGAAATAATTAAAGAAGAAGCAACACCTGATGCTGACGTTATAGCAAAATTTGCTGGTGTATCTGATTCGCAACGATCTTACTACATTATGAAGTGGGCTGAAGAAAAAGGTATTAGTACCGACGATGCTATGATTATGGCAGGTTATAAGCGTGGTTCTTATATGGGTGCTGGATCTTATATGTGGGATTATCTTCCTCCACGTAACGAAGGCGACATTGACGAAGCACCTGTAAGTACAGGAAAACAACGTCTACGTAAAATAGGTGCAAAAGTTGCGGGCGCCTTTGGCGCTAAACAAAAGTCTGCAGAGCTTACTGGCAGAGTTGAAGTTGGTGATGATGCAAATGAGCTAAAAACTTCGTTTAGTACTTACCTTGGTAAAATTGGAAAAAATTACAAACAAGTTACTGGTAATGTTTTAGCAAGTTTTCTTAGAAGCAAAGGGTATCCTACATTACATTTACAAGCATTTGATCAAGACATTCTTAGTAAAGCTGATATAGATAAACATATTATGGTGTCTGCACAAAAATATGCACAAGCACCTGGTACAACAGCACCAAAAGTTGCAAGTAAGCAATCAGTTATTGCTAAAGAACCTAAACAGCCTAAAGTTCCAGCTAGTTTAGCAAAGCAAATTAATGGCTTAAATGATAAACAAAAACAACAATTAGCGAGCATGATATGAACGTACAAGAAATTTTAAATGAACAAGATAAAGATGCATACTGTTCTGACAAGTGCTGTGGTGCTGATGTAAAAAGAGCAGATTGTGAATGCTCAGCAGATTGTAAACATTGTAACTGTAACGACCCTGCAGTTAAAGAAGGAGTCTTTGATACAATTAAAGATAAATTTAAAAGTAAAAGAGTTGCTCCTAAGCCAAAACTAAAACGTAATCCTAAAATTAAAGTTGCTAAAGGTGCAGGACAAGTTAGTCGTGCAAGTGATGGTAATGTTTATGTATGGGCAGGCGCACAATGGGTCAACAACGAGACAGCAAAAATGGCTCCTAGAAAAATTTCAAATGAATTAGGAAATCCAGTACTTATAGGTCTTGCTAATCAAATTAAGAAAGCAGGTTTATCAGATGTTGTTAAACCGTTACTTGCTGTTTAGAAAAACGGCAAATTAGTCTTTTTAGTAGTTTCAATATTTTCTTCGATAAGTTTACCCATTACTTCCCTATCTTCAGGACTAGTCCAATAAGCCTCTTCTAAGGTAAGGCCTCCTCGCATATACCAGCATAACTTAGACAAGTCGTGTTTCATCTGTTTGGTATTTTGCTCGAGGACCTTAACTTCAGCTAGGATCTCTGGAACGGTCCAGGTCAGGATCCTTATGCGAAAAAATTGGATTGATCAAATGTAATCGGCACGTCATAAGTTGCCGGTACACCGTTTTTGATATCCTCAGGTGAACTGTTTACAGTCATTGGCTTAACAGCAAACATTTCTTTTTGCGAATTAAGATGTTCAGTAATTTCATTAAAGAACTGTTTATCAGCGTTTGCAATAAACTCGTCGATGTGTTTACGATTGTCTACAACATCATCTCCAATTTGAATTGAGACAATACCTGTTGATATCATTCCAACTGTTAGTTCAGTAAGTTTTACAAATGAGTTTGTAAATGCTTGAAGTTTTGCTTCATCTTCAACAGCATCGTCATTTACAATGTTAAAGATTCTTTGTTCTTCAAAAGTCTTAAGAGCATTTTTTGTAAACTCTTTATATGTTAACGGTCTTAGACGTACAATCATATCTCCTACTTGTACAGTGTCGATATACTCAGCATCTGCAAAATTATCCATAATAGTGCGTAAGTCTACATTCATTTCAACTTCTTCGCCTGTTACAGGTTTTTTAATTGTAATACCCATTTCTTCACCGTATGTTGCCATACGAATTGCTATTAAACATGCATCAAGATCAATACTTGGCATCATCCATGCATTTTTAATATTAGGAATACAACTTTGTATTACATCTACTGTTGCTTGACCGTTAAGTAAAGCATCTGGTGTCTTAAACGTAAGCTCGTCTTTTGCTGTCATTGAAAATACCGGGAGCTCACCACTTTCAGTACTTTCAAAGATCCCGCCGGGGTAGAACTTTCCTTTACTAGGAAGAGTTATATACAACTTAGGTTGACGAAAATACTTCTGTAAAGGATTAGATCCTTGTTGGTTTATTTCTGACATATTTTTCTCCGTATAAATACATTATATTAATATGTATCTAATATATTTATATGCGTATATAACTAGGACTGAAAAACATGGCTGATGAAGTAAAAATTGTTGACGTTGCCGGAGGACCTGCCTCTGAGGCCACATTGGCTGAATTAGTAAAAACACTAAAAGCAATGGGTGGCGGATCTAGCGACTCTAAAAGTAAAAAATCTGAAGAAAAAGCAACAAAACTATACACTGATTCAGTAAACAAAGGCACTAAAGCCAATAAAAAAGAAACTAAAGCAACTAAAGAAACAACTGAAGCTGTAAGTAGCTTTGGCGATAGAATGAAGTCAGTTGCTGGCAGTATAGTTGGCGGATTTACAAATGTAATTGCTTCTGTTGCAAACATGGGAATGGTGTTTACAACCGGTGCAAACACTATTGAAGAATTTGTTAAGACAGTTCCAGTAGTTGGCGGAGTATTAGGCTCTATGGCTGGCTATTTTCAAAATGGTACAGATACATTTAGACAATTATCTGCTCAGGGTGCAGCTTTTGGTAACAATATAGAGACGTTGCGTAGATCGGCTGCAGAAGCAGCAATGCCGCTTGATATGTTTGCAAATATGGTAGCAAGTAATTCAAATACATTAACATTGTTAGGCGGAACAATTAGTGAAGGTGCAGCTCGAATGGGTAAACTTTCTAAAGAGATGCGTGGTGCAGGCTTTTTAGAAATGGGTTTTACTATGGAAGAGTTAAATGAACACACTCTAGGATATATGGCATTACAAGCTCGTCGAGGACGACTTGAAAAAGCAGGTTCAGATGCAGAAAGACAAGGACTTCAAAATTATATAACACAACTTGATAAACTTACAAAACTTACAGGAATGAGTCGTAAGGAAATGGAAGCCACAATGCAAAGACAAGCTCAAGAAGCAAATGTTAATGCAATGTTATCAAAACTTGAAGGAGATGCTAGAAAAAACTTTACAACAAACTTAGCACAAGCATCTGAGTTAGGACCAGAACTAGAAGGTGCGTTTAAAGATCTAGCAGATGGTGTTGCTCAAACTCCGTTAGGCGAGTCAATGGCTGCATTAAGTCCAGAATTTGCAAAACTTGCACAAGATTCTGCTGCAGGTAGAGTTACAGCTGCAGAGTTCCAAGAAAGATTAAAAGGTATTGCACCAGACTTAGAAAAGTTTAGAGATGACATGGGCGGTGCAGGTACAAGTGCATTAATGGGACAAGATGGGCTTGGTGAATTATTAAGTTCTTTATATAAACTTACAGAATTTACTAACAAGGCTATTGACCCAGAAAAATTAGAAAAAGAACAAGCAGAACGAGATAAGATTACTACAGGATTTGCAACATTTGAGCAAACTATACAAAAAGTTAAAGACAAATTCCAGTTAGCACTTATTGAAAGTGGAGTACTTGATGCTGTTGGCACAGGCTTAACAGAAATAGCAAGTATATTTGGGGTAGCAGGTGATGAAGCTGCAAAAGGTGTTGAAGAGGCATCTAAAAACAGTACACTTACTTTAGCAATGGAAAACATGAAAGTTAAAATTATTGAGATAACTGAAAGCATTAAAACATTCATAAAAGATATAGCAAATCCAGATGTTAGTTTCAGCGAAGCGTTGAAAAAATTGTTTAACAATAATGCCGAAGACGACGGCGAAAAATTTAGCGTTGGTAAAATGTTAGGTGAAGCGATTGCTGCAGCTTGGGAAAACGTTGATCTTAATATACCATGGGGAACATTATTCATTGGCGGACTAGTAGGAATAGGAGCTGCAATAGCGGCACCAGTACTTGCTATACCAGCAGGCATAGCGGCGGCAGTTACAGCAGTATTTGGTATACAATTTATGAAAGACTTGTTCAGCGATGTCTGGGACACAGTAACAAGTATCTTTACTATGGACACAGTGTATAGTATCGGTGACTTAGCAACAACTATGTGGGAAACAGTCAAAGGGTGGTTTACGTTTGGCGAAGGTGAATCATTTAGTATAAGTGCAGTTGGAACAAAAATGTGGGAAAGTGTTACTGGTTGGTTTAACTTCTTAGATACTAAATTTAGTATTAGTGATACAGCAACTGAAATGTGGAACACAGTTACAGGATGGTTTGGGTTTGGTGAAGGCGAAGCAGCATATTCAATTAGTAAATTGGCTTCTGATGCTTGGGCAACTGTCAAAGGTTGGTTTGGATTTGGTGAAGATGAAACATTTAGTATTAGTAAAATAGCAACCGATGCATGGAATACTGTTACAGGTTGGTTTAACTTTGAAGGAATGGAAATGCCAAGTATAAAAGATATGTTCCAATCAGTCTTTGATGCTGTTAAAGGCTTCTTTACATTCGACTTTCAAATGCCTAACTTTAAGTCATACTTGCCGAAGTGGATGGGCGGAGAAGGAAAATCAATATTTGGCGGAGACGAAACAGCAAGTGCAGGTACAGAAGCTACTACACAAGTAGCAACTTCAAATGCACCAAGTGTTGCTTTACCAGGACAAGCACAATCAGCACTTAATGATCTTGCATCAACATCATATGCAGATCTAAATAAAGATTTAATGAATTTAAAAACGAATATGGACGCAATTGGACAAATTGATGGGTTCAAAACCACTATTTCTTCATTAAATGAGCTTGACAATGACGGCGTTTTCAAGTATAATGATGCAGTAAAGAGTTTAAATGAGACCTTTAAAGATTTAAACAAAACTCTTTCTGAAGATAACAAAGGTTTCTTTGGCGGAGGAACAGGAGTAGCAGCCGCAGATGTAGTTGGTAACCAAGGTTTAGGTGGAAATACCGGAAATCAGTTAAATACAACTATGCTCGCATTACTTGAGGAAATGAAACAAGTTAATTTGAATACAGGTAAGACAGCAACAAGAGTAGGCGGGCTGTCCGGTGATCTACAACAAGGATAATAAATGAGTTGGAAAAAATATTTTACACCAGTACCGACTGGTAATAACACAGAAGGGAGTTATAGTCCCTTTAGTGGTCGTGGTGGTAGTATGAATGCTGGACCGGCCAAATCAAATTATAGTTCCTACCTACCAGATGTATATGTTGGTAGTCCAAATCGTGTTGAAAGATACGGTCAGTATAACACAATGGATATGGACAGTGAAGTAAACGCGGCACTTGATATTCTTGCTGAATTTTGTACACAACAAAACACGCAAAATAGAACTCCGTTTATAACTGATTATAAAACAAAAGCAACAAACTCAGAAATTACAATTATACAGCAATACTTACAACAATGGTGTAAGTTACAAAACTTTGAAACACGCATGTTCCGTATTTTACGTAACACATTTAAAATGGGTGATTCATTTTTTATTAGAGATCCTGAAACTAAAAAATTATATCATGTTGACCCGGGTAAGTTAACAAAAATTATTGTTAATGAAAGTGAAGGCAAAAAGCCTGAACAATATGTAATTAAAGATTTCAATTTAAACTTTAAAGAAATGGTTGCAACAACACCTTTTCAAACTAATGGTAATGTTACTGGTGGCGGAGATGGTTATCTAACTGGCGGTGCAAGAGGCATGGTTGGAAATGTTAACACACAAAATGCTGCAGGTGGACGTTTTCAAAATGCAGACAACGAATTAGCCGTTGATGCAAAACATATAGTCCATTTAAGTCTTTCAGAAGGCTTAGATATGAATTATCCTTTTGGTAATTCATTATTAGAAACTGTATTCAAAGTTTATAAGCAAAAAGAATTACTTGAAGATGCTATTATTATCTATCGTGTGCAAAGAGCACCTGAAAGACGTGTATTTTATGTTGACGTAGGTAACATGCCTAGTCATTTAGCAATGCAATTTGTTGAAAGAGTAAAAACAGAGATACATCAAAGACGTATACCATCACAAACAGGCGGCGGTACTAACGTAATTGATAGTAGTTACAATCCTTTAAGTATAAACGAAGACTATTTCTTCCCACAAACAGCAGAAGGACGTGGATCTAAAGTTGAAACACTACCAGGCGGTACTAATTTAGGAGAAATTGATGACCTTAGATATTTTACTAATAAGCTCGTACGTGGTTTACGAATTCCTAGCAGTTACTTACCTACCGGCGCTGATGATGCAAGTAGCCAATACAATGACGGTCGAGTAGGAACAGCATATATTCAAGAGCTACGCTTTAATACGTATTGTGAAAGACTACAAAATTTATTAATTGAAGAATTTAATCAAGAATTTAAACGATATATTCTTGAAAAAGGTGTAAACATTGATACAGCAATGTTTGACTTAAGATTTCAACCACCACAGAACTTTGCAAGTTACAGACAAAGTGAAATTGACAATGCAAGAGTACCAACATATACACAAATGAGTCAAATACCTTATATTTCAAATCGTTTTGCAATGAAACGATTCTTAGGTATGACTGATGAAGAGCTTGCAGAAAACGAAAGACTGTGGAGAGAAGAAAATGACGAAACACTAGCACCACCTCCAGGTGACCCTAGTGGAGAATTAAGAGGAGCCGGAATAAGTTCAGCTGGTATTGATGCAGATTTAGGTGGCATCGAAGACGAAGCGGCCGACACTACACAACCTGATGTTGGTGCAGATGCAGAAGCACCCGAAACAGCAACAGGTGATGCTGGTGCTGATACAGCAACAACTGACCAAACGGTATAAATACTATTATGATACTACGTGAATTATTTTATTTTGATAAAGAAACATTAGAACCAGTCGAAGACTCATCTTACGACCCAGAACTTGACGATTCAGTAGTTAAGAAAAGCGATTCTCGCAAAACAAGATTAACATTATCCCAAATTAACCGCGTCCGCAAAGCAGCCGACATACATACTAAAGAAGCAAGCAAAGAACTTGACTTTATTAAACAGATGTATGGAATTCCAGCTGTTGAAGCCGGCGGGGTGTAATGGCCAAATTAGATAAGTCTCAATATACAAAAGAACAATGGCGCAAGATAAAAGAAGCTCGTCGTCAGGAAAAAGCCGCGGCTAAACTTCAGCAACAACAAACTGTTACGCCATCTGTTAAAGAAATCCACGAATCATTTCAACCTAACACAGCATTTGTACTAGGCAACGGTGTGAGCAGAGCTCCTATTGATCCAGAAGATTTAAAAAAGTTAGGTAAAGTTTACGGGTGTAATGCATTATATAGAACATTCGAAGCAGATTATCTAGTTGCTGTTGATGTTAAAATGATTTTAGAAATTAATAAGTCAAGATATCAACATAAAGTTCCTGTTTGGACAAATCCTAACAAAAGTTTTCAAAACATGAGTGGGTTAAATTATTTTTCGCCTAGTAAAGGTTGGAGCAGTGGACCAACAGCATTATGGTTAGCAAGTCAGCACGGATTTAAGAACGTATATATCTTAGGTTTCGATTTTCAGGGCATAGATAATGCAAAATTTAACAATTTGTATGCAGATACAATGAATTATAAGAAATCTACTGAAGGACCGACGTTTTATGGTAACTGGATGCGTCAAACTAAATCAGTATTTAAGGACCATACAGATATTAATTACTATAGAATAGTAAATGATAAAAGTTACTTGCCTAAAGATCTTAACGATCAACCTAACTTCAAAAATTTACATATAGATACGTTCAAAGAACAGTTTAGTCTTTAAGATGACAGCAAAAACAGCATTCGTTATTGGAAATGGTGTAAGTAGAAAAGGAATTAACCTTAATCAACTTAAACAACACGGCACAGTCTATGCTTGCAATGCTGTTTATAGAGATTTCGATCCTGATTACTTAATTGCTGTAGATCCTAAAATGGTTTTTGAAATAAACGAAGCAGGATATCAATATAAACATAATAATGTATGGACAACTAAAAGTGATCGCACAAAAGACCTAATAGGATTTAATTATTTTAATAAATCATTAGGTTGGAGTAGTGGACCAACAGCATTATGGTTAGCAAGCGAACATAATCATAACATTATCTATATGATAGGGTTTGATTATATGGGTTTAGGTGCAGGAAAACTATATAATAATGTATATGCTAACACTAAAAACTATATGCAAGAAGGTAATAGAGCAACGTATTATCATAATTGGCTTAGACAAACTGAAGAAGTTATAAGAAAAAACCAGCAAATAAACTACTGTAGAGTAATATTACCAGATAATTTACAGACTCACAAACTAAATAGTTTTGTCAATTACAATGCGATGTTAGTTGACGATTTTCATGTAAAAGTGAAGATCTAACCTCTCACATTATAAAAAAGCTCGTTTTGAGCCTGTTTTAGCACTGATTTTCGTCTATATAGTAAATACTAGTGACAGCCTTACCATAGGTAAACAATTTATAGGAGAAAAAAATGGCAGACCAAAACAAGTTTGAAAACATGCTTGAGAAGCTCGTTAACGAAGACAGAGCTGGAGCAGAAGAATTATTCCACGAAATCGTAGTTGAAAGATCAAGAGACATCTACGAATCATTATTAGAAGACGACTTAGCAGAAGTTGAAGAAACAGCTGCAGAAGTTGAAGAATCAGCAGACGACGAAGATGAATCAGTAGAAGAAGCTACTGATGAAGAAGTTGATGAAGCGTCAGAAGAAGATGAAGACGTTAAAGAAAACTTTGACTTAGACGAGTTTGAAGTAGAAGCAGATCCAATGGAAGCAGATCCAGCAGACGACATGATGGGTGACATCGAAGATGCAATGGACGGCGACGAAGAAGGTGAAAGCGACGACGAAGAGATTGAAGACCGTGTTGTTGATTTAGAAGACGCATTAGACGATCTTAAATCAGAATTTGAAAAAATGATTGCTGGCGACGAAGGCGCTGGTGATGAAGAAGAATCCGACGACGACGAAGACGAAGACGACGGTGAAGAAGATGACGATTCAGAAGAAGAGTCATTGAACTTTGAAGCAACTGATGAAGAAGTTGACGAAGCTACTGACGAAGTTGATGAAGCAGACGAAGAAAAATCTGAAGCTGAAACAATGCGTGAGTATGTTGAAAAAGTTACACACAAGCAAGGTGAGGACAATAAAGCGAAATCACCAGTAGCAAGTGCTAACGACATGGGCGGAGAAGCTGGAAACATTGCACAAGGCGGTGAAGAAAGTGGACGCACAGCAGAATCAGCAAAAGAAGAAGACGCAGGCAATGTAAATAAGCCAGGCGGAAAAGCTTCTAAATCTTTAAAAGGTGATTCAAAAGGCCACGGCGCTGAGAAGAAGAGCGCAGGCGAAGCTGCAGACAACAAAAAATCTGTTGTTGGCAAGTAAATTAGGAATATCTGAATGAGAAACCTACGAGAGACATTGACATTCGACCAAGCTAATTTGGTTATTGAGTCTGCTAACGAGGGAAAAGACCTATACCTTAAAGGTATATGTATACAAGGTGGGGTGCGTAATGCTAACCAACGTGTATATCCTGTAAACGAAATTGGCAGGGCTGTCAAAACTCTTAATGATCAAATACAAGGAGGATATAGTGTTCTTGGAGAAGTTGATCATCCAGAAGGACTTAATATTAACTTAGATCGTGTATCACATATGATTGAATCATGTTGGATGGACGGGAATAATGGTTATGGAAAATTGAAAATATTACCAACCCCAATGGGACAACTAGTTAAAACAATGCTTGAAAGCGGAGTTAAATTAGGTGTTTCATCTAGGGGTTCGGGTAATGTATCAGAAGACGGGTCCGGTGAAGTATCGGACTTCGAAATAATTACTGTGGACGTTGTGGCTCAGCCTAGCGCCCCAGGAGCATATCCAACACCAATCTACGAGCATTTAATGAATGCACGTGGAGGAATGGCGGCATATGAACTAGCACAGGCAACAAAACAAGACCCAAAGGCACAGAAATACTTAAAAGAATCGCTGATTAATATAATCAGTCGACTCCAATAAAAGGAGATAATTATGTTGGATGCATTAAAAACACTTTTTGAAAACGATGTAGTTTCAGAAGATGTGCGTCAACAAATTCAAGAAGCATGGGACCAGAAGGTGACAGAAAATCGCCAAGAGGTAACAGCAGAACTACGTGAAGAGTTTGCACAGAAATACGAACACGATAAATCAACTATGGTTGAAGCTATCGATTCGTTAGTAAGTGAAAAACTTGCAGAGGAAATTTCCGAGTTTGCAGAAGACCGCAAACAACTAGCAGAAGCAAAAGCAAAATATGCGGTAGCAATGCGTGAAAACGCAGGACTACTAAAAGAGTTTGTTATTGAACAACTAGGTAAAGAAGTTTCTGAATTACACGAAGACCAAAAAGCTATGGCTGAAAACTTTAGCAAATTGGAAGAATTTGTCGTCGAGCAACTTGCAAAAGAAATTGCAGAATTTGCAGAAGATAAAAAAGATTTAGCCGAAACAAAAGTACGATTAGTACGTGAAGCTAAATCACACTTCGCTAAAGTCAAAAAAGACTTTATCGAAAGAAGTGCAACTAAAGTATCTGAAATTGTTGAATCAACACTTAACAGTGAGATTGGACAACTTAAGGAAGATATCGAAGAAGCACGTAGAAACGACTTCGGTCGTAAGTTGTTTGAAGCATTCGCTAGCGAATACTCAAATAGCTACTTAAATGAAAAGTCGGAGACTGCTAAACTAATGAAAGTTTTAGATGCTAAAGATCTACAACTTGCAGAAGCAAAAGCATTTGCGACAAAGGCAAAACAATTAGCTGAATCAGTTAATGTTGAAAAACAAAAACTAATCGAATCAGCAGAAAGAGCAACCGTTCTAAATGAATTGACAGGACCTTTATCGAAAGATCAAAAGGAAATTATGTCAGACTTACTGGAATCAGTTCAAACACCTAAACTACGTTCGGCGTTTGATAAGTACTTACCTACTGTTATTGACGGTAATACTCCAGCTAAAAAGAAGGCGCTTACAGAAGGCAAAGAGATAACAGGCAACAGAGAAGAAATGACAACAAACAGTAGACAAGCAGAGGACAATAATGTCGTTGACATTCGTCGTCTAGCTGGATTAAATTAAGGAGATAATTATGTCAGAACTACTAGAAAGTCGCTGGCAGGAAACCAAAGGCGCACTTCTTGAAGGCTTAAACGGCAACAAGAAAAGCGTGATGGCTGCTACACTTGAGAATACTCGTAAGTATTTGTCAGAGAGTGCAACAGCTGGTGCAAGTTCCGCCGGTAACGTCGCAACCTTAAATCGTGTGATCCTTCCAGTGATCAGACGTGTAATGCCAACCGTTATTGCTAACGAGTTAGTTGGTGTTCAACCTATGACTGGACCAGTTGGTCAAATCCACACATTGAGAGTACGTTATGCAGATGCAGTAGACTCAACAAGCGGAACAGACACAGCAGCTGGTGATGAGGCTTTAAGCCCATTCAAGATTGCTGAAGCGTATTCAGGTGCTTTAGATGATAAAGCAGCTGCTACATCAGCGTTAGAAGGCTCAGCTGGTAACAGACTTAGCATTCAAATCTTGAAGCAAACTGTAGAAGCGAAATCCAGAAAGCTATCAGCTCGCTGGACTTTTGAAGCAGCTCAGGATGCACAATCACAGCACGGTATTGATGTTGAAGCAGAAATTATGGCTGCATTAGCACAAGAAATTACTGCTGAGATTGACCAAGAAGTAATTGCTAGCCTTTACAGCCTAGCAGGATCTGCAGAGTCAGATGTTCAATATGATCAAGCAGGTGTTAGCGGAACAGCTACATTTGTTGGTGATGAACATGCAGCTTTAGCAGTGATGATTAACAGAGCAGCTAACAAAATTGCTCAGCGTACACGTCGTGGCGCTGGTAACTTTGCTGTTGTTTCACCACACACTTTAACAGTATTACAAAGTGCTACTACTTCAGCGTTTGCAAGAACAACTGAAGGTTCTTTTGAAGCACCTACAAATACTAAATTAGTTGGTACATTAAACAATGCAATGAAAGTATATGTTAACACATACGCTTCAGACGCAACTGATGTATTAGTTGGTTATAAAGGTTCAAGTGAATCAGACGCAGCTGCATTCTACTGCCCATACATTCCGTTAATGAGCAGTGGAGTTGTATTAGACCCAGACACATTCGAACCTGTTGTGAGCTTCATGACACGTTATGGATATGTTGAGTTAAACAACACAGCATCATCTCTTGGTAACGCAGCTGACTACTTGGCACGTGTAAGCGTAGCTAACGTAAGCTTCAGTTAAGTTTTACTAAGCGTAAAAGCACTAAAGGGAGGATTCGTCCTCCCTTTTTTTATGACTAAATAATTATACGTTCATCCATAAGGACGGAAGTAGACAATAATGTCGAAGGAACGCATCTTTTAGAAATAGGAGATGTCGATATGACTAAACTACAAGCAATGGCATTTAAGCATGCCTTAAAACAAACCCTTAAATACGATAAGCACCCAAGAGTATTAAATTACAATATGCAAAAGCGTCTTGGACTTATCAGTGATGCAAGAAAAGAACATAAAAACTTTTTTGTTCCGGATTATTTAAAATAAATTGCATAGTCATTAAAAAGCTCTGCTAGGAAACTAGTAGGGCTTTTTCTTTCTCATAAATACTTGTATGAAGGACGAATACATTCCTATAATGTATGATATCGTACAAGACACTTCACACACCACTGGAGTACAACTTCCTGTTGACGTAGAACATTATATTGTTGCTCTATTAGCTTCCCATGTTGACAAACCAGACTTTTTTCCTAAAACTCTTGCAGAGTCTTATCTAACTATTAACAATTATAGAGATGCAAAAACACTAGGCGACACTTGCTTATTTGTTGCAGGGATATTCCCTGACTATAAATTAAACTCTAAGTACGTAAGTGATGTAGGCAAGTCAAGTTACATACATGTGTCAGAAAGTATACACAACGAATTATTTAAAACGTTAGGTATACATTTTGATTATCTTAGTAAATTTTTGAATAGCATACAAGATAAGAACTCTTTGAGAACTAACTTCTTTTGATAAATACTTGTGTCGATAGTGTGCCGCAAGGCGGACTTATGCTGTTTACCCACAGCGTAGCTCATAGAACGGGCATTGGACTACTATTATAGGAGAAAAAAAATGGGAAGACCACTTAATAAGAGATTGTTTGCTGATGCCACAACTGGCCCAGGAGCAGGCGACGAAATCAAAGTTAACTTTCATAACGGTACAGCCGTTAAAGAAGGATTTATTGTAAAGCAAAAAGGTTCAAAAACTTTTGTATGTTCAGAAACAGGAACAGCTGATACTGTACACACTTGCACATTAAAAACAGGTGTATTGCCTGCAGCTTTATCAGCAGGTGAAATGAGTATTTCATTCAAAATGGACGATGGCGAAACATACGGCGTAAGCAAAATTGCAGGACGTAAAGTAACATTAGTTGCTCCAAGTGCTACAGGCTCAAACGCATATGACGGAAAATCAGTACCATGGAACTTTGCAACATCTACTTCAGATGGCGCAGCACAAGCTGAAGAAGCTGGTGCAGATGACGTTGATAACACTGATGACGACGACTTCACAGCAGACGCATAAGGACTGAATTAATGGAACGACCAATCAATGTTTTTTGGGATTTTATAAGAAATCTAAAAGACTTAGTCGTTTCGGTTAAAATAGGAAACTCTAAGGCAGATCCATTTGGGTCTGTTTTAGAGCAACTTAGCGAAACAGAATTTAAAGTTGAGGACACAAACGGAAATCAAGGAGTGTGTAAACTAGTAGAAAAACAAACAGATGATTTAGACAGCAACGAAATGTCTTTATTAGGATTTGTTTTATCAAGTTCGACATTTGTTTATATTTCCAAACTTGTTCGCAACATAATGGAAGATTTTGAAAATAATAAATTTAGTTGGGACGTTGAAAATGATTCAACAACCAACATACTAATTTTAACAGGGAAAATATAAATGGCAAGATATTCTAAAATAGATGGAAACTATGTTTTAGCTGTTACTGACGGCGGAGAAATTAAACTCGACGTAGGTCCAAATGCCAGCGGCGGTACTGTTAGAATTACAGGTGATTTAGTTGTTGAAGGAGAGACTACGACAATTGAAACAACTGAATTAAAAGTTGAAGATAGAATTATTACACTTAATCAAACTTCAGCAGCTATTGCAGCTGTTCCTGGTAGAGTAGCAGGACTTGAAGTTTACAGAGGATCAGCTGATGAAGTTTACTTTGTATTTGATGAGGACGTTGAAAATGGTCCAGGTAACTTACTTGGATACGGTGCATGGGCAGCTAGAAAAGTAGTTCCATCGACATCGGGCTCAACGTTATTAGGACTTCAAACAAACAGTATCGATACTAAAGGTGCTAGTTTATATCTTATAAACCAAGGCAGTGGTGCTATTGTTACAGTTGAAGGTTGTGTTGACTATCAAGAAAACATATATCCTTACGTAACACCAGGTAGCAATGATATTGATGTTAATTCAGCAATTACTAAACCAGATGGACTTGTCAACGCACAAGCAGTTGCAGACTATACACAATCATTTTTCCAAGGTAGATTCCAAGATAAAATTCAAGAAGGAACAACTACTACTTCGTCAGTTGAAGTTTTTGACTTTGAAGTAGCAGGCGCATTAGATCCTTCCAATCCAGGATACCGTTCAGAAAGTCAAATTGAATTTGAACTTGACGGTAACGTAGTAAGTAGATTCTTTGGTGGCAAAGTTCAGTTACAACATATTGAAATTGACGACACTACTATATCAACAACATCAGCAAGTGATTTAGTAATAAAAGCACCAGGAACTAACAGTGTAAGAATAGATGATATATTACATTTAACGCCAGGACCATTTGATAATGATGCTAACTTAGGCGTTGATGCTGATACAACAAAACCTGATTATCCAACGTCAGGAATTAAAGTGTATGCTGACACCGAATCAGTTGGTGGCACAGGCTTACATTTTGTAAATAGTAATAACAAGGCAGACGAAGTAATTAGTCGTAATAGAGCTATATTATATTCGATGATATTTTAGAGGATAAGAAATGGCAATACATAATGTACAAATTGGTAGCAACGATGACGGTAACGGTCGTACTAGCCTTTTACCAGATAGTAACCCAGGCGGTGCTGCAGACTTCCGTGTTCCGGTAGGTAAAAAATGGGCTATTACAACTATACTATTTTGTAATACAGGAATAGCAGATCCTGATACACCAAATAGTGATTTAACATATTTAAGTTTGCACTTTGTAAAAGGCGGCGAGCCAGCAGGGGATAAAAACTTAGTTCTTAACGCCATTCCAATACCAGGCGGTGAAACTTTTACGTTTGATACAGAAAAAATAATTTTAGAAGAAAACGACTTAGTATATGCACTTACTACATCACCAGAAGTTATTAGTGCAACAATTAGTTATTTGGAAGTATAATGAGATACATTCGTAGGCAAAGTACAAACACAAGAGGACTTGTAGGCAAAGGTGTTAACTACACAGTCGACGACGAAGTTCGCCTTGATAGTGCGAATGCTGTATTAGTACCAAAAGGGTCTACAGCAGAGCGTCCTACCTATCCAAATAACGGACATCTACGTTACAATACAGATAAAAATAAATTTGAACTTTATGAAGCCGGTGCGTGGAGATCTGCAAGATTTTCAGAGCCAGTACGTGCAGGCATTAAAGTACAAACGCTTGGCATTGGTGATGCATCAGAACAATTTTTTGGAGTATTAGACAGCGGCGATACAGACTATCCTGTTCCAGTAGCACCACAAAATATTTTAGTTTTTGTTGAAAACGTTTTTCAACTTCCAGCAAATGAACACGGAGTTGGCGGCAACTACGATATCGTTCAAAACCCAGCAGGAAAACCAACAGGATATTATATCTACTTTAACGAAGCTCCTCCAGTAGGCAAACCTGTTACAGTTATCCATAACTTCGACAAATAAGTTTTCCGCTAAATACTGTATATAAGGAACTAATTGCAGTATGGCACAACTCGGTAGAATTTCAGGACCAATATTAAAAGAAAACCTTTTACGTGAAGGTGTGGATATTGCTTTTGAAACAGACTTACTCTATATTGATGTAAACAACGATAGGATTGGTGTTAGAACCAACTCGCCTTCCAGCGACTTTCATGTCGATGGCACAATTAGAACAACTAATATAATAGTTGACACACTTGCTACATTTGACGATGTATACATGCAACCTACTGGAAACGTAGGAACCATGTTTGGAGATTTAAATTTTAATCCTACTAGAAGTGTTGTTGTTCCTGGTACATTAGAAACTGAAGATATACAAATATCAAACTACTACATTGCTACTAAAGATGCTAATCAAAATTTAGAATTACGTACAAATGGTGTCGGCACAGTTGAAACAAATGACTTACAAGTAAATGCTAATTTACATGCAACTGGTGACATTACAGCCGATGGTAACATTATACTAGGTAGTGATGATACAGATAATGTTACTTTTAATGCAGATGTAATTAGTAATATTATACCAGATCAAAACGATACATTTGATCTAGGCGAAACAAACAAAACATGGAATAACTTATACACTAAATTTGTCAATGGTCAAGAAGTTGGTGTACAAGGAGCATTGATTGCAGGTGTTAATCCGTTCTTAGATGTAGGCAATAGTTACTATGTTACTAAAAATGGTGATGATTCAAATTCAGGTTTACATACATACGAAGCATTTCTAACTCTTAAGTATGCTTGTTCTCAAGCATCGTCGGGCGATACTATTATTGTTTTTGCAGGAGAATACGAAGAAGCGTTTCCAATAGAAGTTCCAGAAGGTGTTACTATTAAAGGTAACGACTTTAGAAATACAATTATTAAACCAACAGTTGCAACTAACAATAATGACTGTTTCTTACTTAACGGTGAAACTTCAATACTACATCTTACAATTAAAGACTTTTATTACGACAGTATTAATAATGAAGGACATGCATTTAGATTTGCTAATAATGCAACGATCACTTCAAGAAGTCCATACATACAAGACATTACAGTAATTACAAAAGGCAGTGTTACAAGTGCAAGCGACCCAAGAGGATTTGATCAAGGTGATGCAGGTAAAGGTATTTTAGTAGATGGAGCAAGCGTATTAAACACAAGTGAAGAAGCAAGTATGTTGTTCCATAGTTGTACATTTATTACGCCGGGTGTTGATGCACTTACAATAACTAACGGAGTAAGAGTTGAATGGCTTAACTGTTTTACATATTTTGCTAACAGAGGTTTATATGCTGTTAACGGTGTAACCGGACATCTAAGTACAGACGGAAGCACACTCAAATACGGTGGCGAGTTACGCTCAATTGGTAGTGCAAACATTTATGGTAATTATGGTGCTGTAGCAGACGGTGCTGATTCTTTAATGTACCTAATACAACACAACTTTGGATACATTGGAGCAGGTAAAGATGTAACTAATGATACAGGACTTGCACTTCAAGCTCAAGAAGTAAACGAATCAAATTCGGGCAAAATATATTATAGTTCAACTGACCACTTAGGTAACTTTAGGGTTGGAGATTCATTCTTTGTTGATTATGAAAATGGTAATACTACAGTTGATTTAGATAGTTTAACAGCAAACGCATTAAGAGGATTGACTATTACAACTAATGGTGATTCTACTATAATTGCAGGAACATCAGTTAGTACAGGTAATTTAAGATTTTTAGGAAATGATATTACATCATTCCAAGGACCAATTAATGTTTCTGCTAATTCTGGCACAATTAACTTGCAGGGCAACACACAAGTTGACAACGATTTAGATGTTACTGGAAATTTAAGTTTCGGCGGCACATTAAATGTATTAGGTAATGAAGGTGCAGACACATTAAACTTTAATGTAGATTTTGATCAAGACTTTGAACCACATACAACTGGAAACTTTGATTTAGGTAAATCAAACAAACTTTGGAATACAGTATTTTCGTCAAAAGCTGATATCCAAAATATTACAATACAAGATAATTTTATTACTACAGTTGATTCAAACACCCCCTTAGAGCTACGAGCAAGCGGCACAGGCAACATTTTAATTAGTGGTAATAATGTACAAGTAAACAACGATCTTGCTGTTAGCGGGCTTACAACGCTGTCTAACACGGGGATTACAGGCACATTAACACATATAGGAAATTATGTACAAACAGGCGATGCTTCGGTTACTAACTCAACAGTAACAGGGCATATTGATGTAAGTGGACTAGCACAATTTGAAGAAATATTAATTGATGATAACTTCATTACAACTACTACATCAAATACTGATTTAGAATTACGTGCAAATGGCACAGGTGAAGTATTAATACCAAATAACAATGTTACTATAACTAATAACTTAACTGTAACTAATGATATTAATAATACTGGTGATGTTGATATAACTACTACTACTGAATTTAATACTGCCATTATTAATGACATTACTATAGTTGGTAATGAAATTAAAACTAATAACGGAAATAAAGATTTAGAATTCCGTGCTGCCGGCGGCAACTCAAACTATAAAGTACGTCTACTTGACGATGTTGAAATGGGCCAAGCATTAACTGTTGACACATTATTAGATGTAGACAATATAACTGTTAACGGAACCATTACACATACTGGTAACAGAACTCAAACAGGAAATTATACATTATCAGGAGAACTACTTACTCCTGAAATACGTATTGAAGATAACTTTATTACAACTACTAATTCAAATGCAGATCTTGAATTAAGAACACATCCAGCAGAACTAGTAGTAGCAGGTGCTGAAAGATGGGGACAAGCTGTCAATAATAATAGTATTAGACATTCGTCGGCTCGATTTGGATATGACGGAGGTAATACTACTGGAATCTACGAAAGCCCGATTGCTAATCTAGTAGTAGGACAAGAATATTATATAAGATATACAGGCGCAAATAATGCTATTATAAGTGTGCCAAGAACATATAGAGGTTATGCACCTAGCACATCAGGTCTTACCGTTCAAGATTTTTGGATTGAGAATACCAACTCCGGATCATATGGTCCAAACGACTTTACGTTGTTAATTGGTTGGGGAACAGGAGGAACACAATTCAACGGTGGTGAAAATCCTACTGGTTGGTACGGCACTAATGGTAGTAACTTTCTTCCTACAGTAGACAAGTCAGTACAGTTTATACCTGTTATAGATTACTCAGGCAACATTACAGTAACAGGTAATGATGTAGTAATTACAAACGACTTAACTGTTAGTACAGATACTGACATTGATGATGTTACATTAACAGGCTTATTAACTGTAAACAGTCCTTATAATCAAACTGGAACTACAGCGATTTCAGGACAAGTAGCACTTAACAATACAATATTATTAGATTCTAATATAGTATCAGTTACAGCAACAGATACTGATTTAGATCTACGTGCAAATGGCACAGGTGAAGTAACAATGCCATTTAACGATGTTGAATTTAGACAAGATTTAACAGTAAATGGTACAACAACACTTAACGGCTCATATGTTATAAACGGTGAAATGACCCATGTTGGCGATATTAATCAACAAGGTAATTTTTATCTTAGCGGCGAACTTATCAGTGACGAATTAAAAATTGAAGACAACTTCATTACAACTGTTACATCAAACAGTGATTTAGAACTACGTGCAAGCGGCGCCGGCAATGTTACTATACAAGGTAACGATGTAACACTTGGTCAAGACTTAACAGTAAGCGGCTTAACAACATTATATCCAACTTCAATAACAGGATTATTAACACACACTGGAACAAGAACACAAGTAGGTGATTACTCTATTGCTGGAGAATTTAATCTCAACGATATAACAATTGAAGATAACTTTATTACAACTACAACAGTAAATAGTGATTTAGAATTACGTTCTGCTTCAGATCCAATTACAGTTAATGACAATTTACAGGTATCAAACAATTTAACTATTAACGGAACTAGTACATTAGCAAATACTAATATTGACGGATTGCTTACTCTTAACGGAACATGGAATCAAACAGGTACTAGTAATATTACTGGCAATGTAGATATTGATGATTTTAGAATAAGCGGATCAACTATTGAAACAACAACTTCGTCAGCAGACTTAGAACTGTTAGCAAACGGATCTGGGCTAGTTAAATTTGGTCCTAATGATGTTGACTTTGATCAAGATTTAACAGTTAACGGAACAACAACAATAGGATTGTTCCCTGCATTTTCATATGTAAATATTACTGGCACACTAACCCATGTTGGAAATACTACACAAACTGGTAATAAACAAGTAACAGGTAATGTTACAGTAACACAAGACTTAGATGTAAGTTCACAAGCACAGTTTGAAGAAATACTTGTTGACGGAAATGTTATAACAACCACTACAACAAATAGTGATTTAGAACTACGTGCAAGTGGCACTGGTGATGTTATTTCTCAAAATCAAATAACAGTTAGTAATGATGTAAGTGTTGCAAGTATTACAACTGGCGATATAAATGTTACACAAGATATTAATTTAGATGATATTGTTGTAAACAGTAACAACATACAAATTAATGACAACTATATTGAAACTACAATATCAAACAGTAATTTAGAGTTAAGAGCAGAACCAAACGGTTCAGTTAATATTCAAACTGATTTAATTATTGCAAATAATAATTTAATTGTTAATGGTCAAACAACTTTAGCAGATACTAATATTACAGGAGTACTAACACGTACAGGTAATACTAGTCAAACTGGTGATGCTGTTATAAATGGTAATGTAACATTAGGATCAGATTTAGAAATTAATGCTAAAGTTGCGTTTGAAGAAATTGTAATTGATGATAATATTATTACAACTACGTCATCAAATGCAAACTTAGAACTTCGAGCAGCTGGTACTGGTATGGTTTTAATACCAAATAATAGTGCTAGTATAACAAACAATTTATCAGTAGGAACACTTAACTCAGATAACATAATAATTAACAATACGTTTGCATTAGAGAATATGGTTAGTAGTACTGATATAGATATATTTGATAATGTTATTACAACTACTAATTCGAGCAGCGACCTTGAATTACGTGCAAATGGTACTGGTTCTATCTACTTACAAGATTTAGGATTTAATACTAATATCATACAAACAGAAAGTAGTAATATTGTATTACAACCAAGTAGTGATCTAATTATTGATAGTACTGGATCATTCCAAGTTCCAGTAGGAACATCTAGTGAGATTATACTTGCAGGAACAGGATCAATTGACGGTGGAACAGCAAGTGTTACTGGATTAATAATTGACGGTGGAACAGCATCAACTGTATTTACAGGTAGCGACCCAGTATATAATGCCGCTGGAGCTGCATCAGGCGGTTCTAACTTAGGCGAAATTGGAACACTACGTTATAACTCAACAGATAATGTATATGAAGGATTTGATCAATCCGTATTAACATTTGGTGTAGTAAGTTCAGATGATAGAGCCACTAAATTAACAGTACATCCAACAAACGATACTATATCTTTCATTGTAAATAATACTACAGTTGGTACAGTTAGTTCAACAGGAATAGATATACATGGTTTACAAGTTGATGATATTAGTATTCAAGATACAACAATATCTACAAACAACACAAATGCAGATCTTGATCTAGTTGCAAACGGTACAGGTAAAGTATTACTAGAGAATGTAGCTGTTGATTACGGGCTTATGGATATTGATACTATAGGCGGAACTGGTACTCACACTGTAGTATTTCCAGGTAATCATGCTGTTAAGTTTCCATCAGGAACAACATTACAACGTCCAACAACTCCAGTAATAGGACAAACAAGACATAACAGCGATCTTAACGAATTAGAAACTTGGACTGGTATTAAATGGCAAAATTCTGCAGGTGAATTTGATGCAATTACTGCTCAAGAAATGGAAGACGAAGCACTAATTCAGACTCTTATCTACGGCTAACTCCTACCTTTTTAACTTAATCGATAAATACTATTAATGCAGTGCAGCGACCAATTGTATTGCAGATAACAAACTGTGGTTAGCCAGCAAAGATCTTTCGAGATGAAAATTAGGCTAGAGGGACAGGATCCCCGTTAAAGGAGAAAAGATGGCTGTAGGTCGCATATCGGGTCCGCTTTTGAAGTCCAATCTCATACGTAATGGTGTGGATTTGGCCTTTGAGACAGACTTATTATATCTAGATGTTAATAATCAGCGTATCGGTATTAGAACCGCGTCACCAACCCACGATTTCACTGTTAACGGAACCACAAAAACAACCAATTTACAAGTCGACACACTAGCCACAATAGGTGATATATCTATTAGTGGACGCACTATTGAAACAGATGGCGACTTAAATCTAGTCACAGTCGGCACAGACACTGTTGTTTACCAAACACGTTTAGAAGTAAACGGAGTAGGTATTGACGACAACACAATTAGCACACTTAATTCAAATGCAAACTTAGAACTTCGTCCTAACGGAACAGGAAAAGTTGAGATATTTGCTGATACTAATGTTACTGGCAATATTCATGCAACTGGAAATATTACAGCAGACGGCAACATTGTTTTAGGTAATGCAGACACAGATAGTATCAATTTTAATGCAGACGTAAACAGTAACATTATTCCAGACCAAACTGAAATTTACGATTTAGGATCTGACACTAAACGCTGGCGTGATGTTAAAGTAAAAAATCTTATTGCAGAAACAGTTGATACCGGTGACTTAATAATCCAAGGTGTTGATTTAAGTACAAGACCAGGAAATACATTTTATGTTTCAACTAATGGTAGTAATACAGCAACTGGTACACATCAACAAGACCCGTTTTTAACACTTGACCATGCAGTAACTGTTGCAACAGCCGGCGATACTATTCACATATATCCAGGAACATATGAAGAAACGTTTCCTATAGAAGTTCCTGCAGGCGTAACTATTAAAGGTGAAAATTTACGTTCAGTATTTTTACATCCGCCAAGTTCAAATAACTCTCAGGACTGTTTTTTACTAAATGGTGAAACTACAATACAAGATTTAACAATTGGTAATTTCTATTACGACTCCGGAAACAATACTGGACACGCATTTAGATTTGCACCAAATATGAATGTTACTTCAAGAAGTCCTTACATTAAAAACATAACAGTAATAACTAAAGGCTCAGTAACTACAACAGAAGATCCAAGAGGATTTAATGAAGGCGATGCAGGTCGTGGTGGTTACTTTGATGGAAGTGTAGTTAATGCAAGTTCTAAAGAAGCAAGTATTTTATTCCATGCAGCAACATTTATTACACCAGGTGTTGATGCTATATTAGCAACTAATGGTACTAGAATGGAGTGGTTAAACTCCTTTACATACTTTGCTAATCGTTCAGTATATGCATTTGATAGTAATCAAGGATTATACAATGATGGTAAAACACGAGTACGTTTAGGAGGCATAAGCGGAACGTTTGCTATAGGTAATACAGTTACATTTACTTCAACAGATAATTCAAGTGTAGCAAATGCAACTATTGAAAGTATCGAAGGAGATACTATCGTAGTTGATGGCAAGTTTACAGGACTACAAGGATTTGACACAACACCTGCAAGTATATCAAACGGAGCAGGCGCAACAGCAACAAGCATTGAAAATTATGATCTAAAAGACTTTGGTGCAGAAATACGTATGATTGGTAGTGCCAGTGTTTATGGTAACTATGGATTATACGGTGATGGCCCTGGTGTTATTGTTTATGCGATTGGACATAATTTGGCATACATTGGTAATGGTAAAGAAGTTACTAATGACCCAGGAACAGTTATACAAGAGAATGAAGTTACAGAACTTAATGATGCTAAAATTAGATACAACTCAGTTGACCACGAAGGTGACTTTAGAGTTGGTGATTTATTCTTTGTTGATCAGCAAACAGGTACAGTAGACTTTACAGTTTCCGACTTTACTATTAACACAACTAATGGTGTTTCATTTATAGACGGCGGCGGCACAACTTTCGTTGACGGAAGTAAAATTGAAACAGGAAACTTTAGAATTAGTGGCAACACTATAGAATCGCTAACTGGCGCAGTTAACTTAACAGCAAGTAGCAATCAAATTAATTTAAATGACAATGTTAATATTACTGGTAACTTAGATGTAACTGGCAATGTTACTATTGGCGGAAATATTACTATCGGTGACGATGCAAATGACACTATTCAAATTGTTGCAGGTATTGATAGTGACATTGTTCCTAGTGCAACCAGCACATATAATTTAGGTACAGACTTAAAACGTTGGAACAACATAAACGTTAATAGAGCCGTTATTGACGATATCACAATTGAAACAAACTTCATTACAACTACAAATAGTAATGCAGATTTAGAATTACGAGCAAGTGGTACAGGCGAAATATTAGTACCAGACAATAACGTACAGATTGATAATAACTTAACTGTTGACGGAACTACTACACTACAAGATACAAACATTACTGGTACACTTACCCATGTTGGTAACTTAACACATACTGGTGATTCAAGTGTTGATGGTAATCTAACTGTAACAGGAAAACTAGATGTAACACAGTACGCACAGTTTGAAGAAATACTAATTGACGATAACTTTATCACAACTACAACTAGTAACGCAAACTTAGAACTACGTGCAACTGGAACAGGCGAAGTAATAGTACCAAGTGCTAATGTTACAATTACAAATGACTTAACCGTTGACAACGACATTGATGCTAATAATTTAACTACTACAGGAACAGTTACTTCAGACGCATTTACTACTGGTCAATTAAATATTAATAACTTTGTTATTCAAACTGTAAGTAGTAATGATTTAGAATTAAGTGCTAATGGATCTGGAGTAATTAAAATTGCCACCAATGATGTTGATATTACAGGCACACTTGATGTTACTGGATTAACAACTACAACAGACTTAACTGTAAACGGAACACTAACACACACTGGTGATGTTTCTCATACAGGCAATTACGATATTACTGGAACTTGGTATAACCAAGAGATAAGAATTATCGGTAATGTAGTTGAAACAACTACTACAAATACAGATTTAGAATTACGAGCAAGCGGAAGCGGCGATGTATTAATTCCAAATGACGATGTTATTTTATCACAAGATTTAACTGTAAATGGTACAACAGATCTACAAGCAACAACAATAAACGGCACAGTTACACATACTGGCGATCATACACAAACTGGTAATTTAACAATTACAGGAATTCTTGAAGTTGACGATATTGAAATTAATGGCAACACTATTCAAGCAGCTTCTAATGATACAGATTTACAATTAACTGCAAACGGCACTGGGGAAATAGTAGTTCCAACTAGTGATGTAGTAATTACTAATAATTTAACAGTTAACGGAACTACTACATTACAAGATACAAGTGTTACAGGAACACTTACACATGTTGGTGACAGAAATCATACTGGAAACTTTAATATTGGCGGTACTTTCTCAAACGGAGAAATACAGATTGATGATAACTTTATCACAACTACTACGTCAAACAGTGATTTAGAATTACGTGCAAGCGGAACTGGGGAAGTTACTGTACAAGGAAATGATGTAGTATTTGGTCAAGCACTAACAGTAAATGGTTCAACAGATCTACAAGCAACAACTATTACAGGAACTATAACACACACTGGATCAGTAACACAAGTAGGTGACATAAATTTAACAGGTAATTTTGATAACGGAAACGTTAGAATTACAGGAAATATAATTGAAACTACAGACAGTAATGCAGATTTAGAATTACGTGCAAATGGCAGTGGTGAAGTATTAATACCAAATAACGATCTTCAAGTTACTGGAACACTTGATGTTGATCAATTAACTACACTTGACGATACAAATATTACAGGTGTAATAACTCACGTAGGCAATTCAACTATTACTGGTAATTACGATATTACTGGACAATTAAATGTTAATGATGTAAGTTTTGATACAAATAGAATCTTTACAAACACATTAGACACAGATCTTATATTACAAGCAAACAATACTGGTAAAGTAACAGTTCCAAATAATGATGTAGAGATTGAAGAAAATTTAACTGTTGGTGTTGGTGCTACTTTACAGAATACAAATATTACTGGCACAGTTACACATGCAGGTAATTATACGCAAACTGGTAATTCAAATATTGACGGTAATCTTACAGTAACTCAAGATTTAGATATTACAGGTTCTGCACAATTTGAAGAAATATTAATTGATGATAACTTTATCACAACTACAACTAGTAATGCAGATCTAGAGCTACGTGCAAATGGTACTGGAGAAGTATTAATACCAGATGCCGATTTAAGAATTAATAATGACTTAATAGTTACTGGTACAATTACAACTGGAGATATTAATAGTGCTGGTACAATTACAGCAAATAGATTTAGTACCGGAGATATATTAATCGATGATAACTTTATCACAACTACTACAACAAATAGTGATTTAGAATTACGTGCAAATGGCACAGGTGAAGTAATAGTACCAAACAATAATGTTGAAATTACTGGTGACACTACAGTTGGCGGCACAACAGACTTACAAGGCGACACTAGTATTACAGGCACAGTTACACATATTGGTAACTTATCACAAACTGGAAACTTTAATATTAATGGAAGTTTAACTGTTACTGGTGACTTAGATGTTTCCGGAGCATTCCAATTTGAAGAAATATTAATCGATGATAATATTATTACAACTACATCATCAAACGCAAATTTAGAACTTCAAGCAGCTGGTACCGGCGAAGTGATAATACCAGATGCTGATGTTGATATTACAAATAATTTAACAGTAGGTGGATCATTAACAGTTGGTGATGTTGTAAGTACAGGAACTATACAAGCAAATAACTTTACTACTGGTGACATATTAATTGACGATAACTTTATTACAACCACAACATCAAATAGTGATTTAGAATTACGTACTAGTGGTACAGGAAGCATTGTACTAGATGATATTAATGTAATAGATTCAACAATATCTAGTTCTTCAAACATAACTTTAACTCCAAACACTGAGCTAGTTATAATTGATGCAACCGGCGCTGTTCAACTACCAAAAGGCTCCACAAGTCAACGTCCAACCGGAGTAACAGGTCAAATACGATATAATACAGAAATTGGAAGATACGAAGGGTATACTCCAAATGGATGGATTAAGTTAAACGGTGTTGAAGACCAAGACGGAGACACTAATGTAACAGCAGAGTTATCCCCAGGTGCAAATGATAATATTATTAGGTTTAATGTTGCAGGAAGTACTATAGCAAGCGTTGATAGCACAAAATTAGATGCTAATTTAATAACCGTAGATGACATCCAACTTGATGGAAATGTGATAAGTACTATTACTAATAATACTGATCTACAACTAACAGGCAACGGCACAGGCGGCATCAACATTGAAAACTTTAAGTTTACTGATAATACATTAACTAACGTTACACCAAATGGTGTGACAACTATTGTAAGTACTAATCAAGGATATGTTGATTTTTCAGACCCATACGGGGTTGTTATTCCAGTAGGAAATAACACAGAAAGACCCACAGGGGTTACAGGAATGATAAGGTTTAATACCGAAGACCTTAGAGTTGAAATGTATGACGGAAGTAATTGGATATCGGTAGCAGGTGCATCAGGCGGTATTAGTTATGCGGATGCAGAAGACATAGCAATAGAAAAAGTATTAATATTTGGATAAAAGAGAATGGCAACAACACTTAAGAATACAGTTATAAAACAATGTGGTACACAACCTGTACTTATATATGAAACACAACCTGGGAACAGAGTTACTGTTTTAGGAATAAGTTTTACAAACCTAACTGACAAATTTGTTTACGTTGATGTGCTAGTTGAAGACGATACTAGTGTAAGTGGTTATTATTTAAAAGATAGTATCCTACCAGCAGGAACAAGTTTAAGAGCTGTTTCAACTGGTGAAAAATTAGTGTTAGCCCCTAGCAATAGACTTTTAGTTAGATCAAGTTTAGATGATTCAGTTGATGTTATTGTTAGTTACGTGGAGATAACATAATGGCATATTATATAGGAACAACACCACAAGACGTCCTAGATGGATTTATAAAAAGATATTTTTACGGTCTTCGTAGAAATAATGATGGAGAACTATTTTTTGTAGTAGTTGATCAACTTAGGGGCGGAGACGAAAATGTTGTCATTGTTAATGATTTGGGCATTGCTTCGGAAAATTATCCGGATTTTGAAGAAGGTATTGACTTCTTAGATGGCATTGATGCTAACCATGACATAGTATATCCTAATGTTAGGTATCCACAATTTAAATGGGAAAATAGATCATTACTGTATTATATAGAACCAGAAACAGGATTTTTTGTACAACGCATATCAGAAGCATACGATTATCCAACTGGAGTATCAACAGTAGCATACGGCGAAGGCCAAGATGAAAACGTAATTGATTAAGGGAATGAATAATGGCAGAGGTTAAGTTAGATAGATTTAAGTATAATTGGAGAGGTGACTGGGCAACTGGTACTGACTACAAACGTGATGACGTTGTTCGTGTAAACGGATTTAGTTATGTTTGTATAATATCACACACTGGTTCAGCACTATTTGCAACAGACTTAAACGCTATTTTACCTGATAGTAATCCTCCACAACCACAGCCAAAATGGGTTGTGATGACAGCAAGTAAATCATTTGTTGGAGACTGGGCACCGGGTACATCATATAACGTAGGTGATATTGTTTTGTTTGGCGGAACAGTTTGGGATTGTACTGTGGCACATACAGCATCACAGTTTCAAACCGATATAGCAAAATGGGCTGTCTTTACTAAACATATTAAATTTGATGCTCAGTGGGAAGCAGGTACAGAATACGGACATGGCGATATTGTAAAATATGGCGGCAATCTTTGGAAATGTTTAACTTCACATTCAGCACAAGGTAAATTAGAAGATAACCAAAATGATTGGCAAGAGTACCATGTAGGGCAAGAATATAGAAATGCTTGGCTACCAAGTACAGAATACAGAATTAATGATATTGTAAAATACGGCGGCTCATTATTTAAGTGTATAGAATCTCATACATCAAATATTAGCGAATTAGAAGATGACAAGTTTTCAATATTTGCATTTGGTACACAATTTGACGGAGAGTGGAATAGTACTACCCAGTATAATATTGGTGATGTAGTAAGATACGGCGGAACATCATACTATGCAATTACAAATAACATTGAATCAGATCCGTCAAGAATTGTAAGAGGACTTTCTTCAGGAGAAGATAGTACTAACGACTGGTTGATATTATCTAAAGGATATCAATTTGTAGGCGAGTGGAGTTTATCAAAAGAATTTAAAACTGGAGATATTACACAACGCGGCGGTAACGTATACGTTGCTCTAAGAGATGTTAATATTAACGACGGAGACGAAAGTTCGTTAACTTACTTAGACACAGAAGTTTGGGAAAAAATTATTCCAGGTAAAGACTTCAAAGCACCTTGGGGAACAGGAAATTATTATTCAGTTGGTGATATAGTTTATCATTTAGGTACAGCATATGTTTGTAACTATGAGCATATGTCAGATGGTGAAAATTATCCAGGAGACAACGGAAACATATATGCATACTGGGACATTTTAATCCAAGCAGGTGATGAAGGCGGATTACACGACAAAGGTGACTTACTTACTTTTGGGTTATCACGAACAGGCGCCGGTGACGGAAGTACACTTGGAGATACTCGTGTACAAATTGGTGAAAAAGAAAATGTTTTGTCAATTACAGAAGAACAAGAAATATTTTGGAGAACGTTTACTGCTGACTCAGATGTAATTTATGTTGCTCCGTATGGTATCAATGACGCATTTCCAGGTAGAGGTAGAAGTGCAGAATTACCATTTAGAACAGTTAGATATGCTTGCGAATTTATTGAAGATAATTTTGCTCCGCTATCACCGACTAAAGTTGCTGTTGCAACAGGAAACTATGATGAAATAGGGCCAATTATTGTGCCTGCTGGTTGTGTAGTTATGGGAGATGAATTAAGATCAACAACTATTACAGCAACGCCGGCAATTTCAGAATACGCATACAATCCAGTTACTGATACAGGTGACTATGTACACGTTAAAGAATACATTACGCATATTTCGTCATTCATATTTGATTTAATATCTAACAATACAGTTAGTAATACAGCAGGGAATACTTTAACACCAATAAGAAATATTGATCCATCTAATCTTGAAGCTTCGAATAGAATAATTGCATTATTAGATGACTTTAAAAATTATATAGAATTTTACATTGCGTCTGAAGATAATAATCCAACACTTTCAGGATCAAACACATTATCAGTAGTAGACGGAATGGTTGAAGCAGCAAATCAGTTAAGAATAAACTTAGAATGGATACAAGCAGAAATTTATGCTTTCTTAGATCTTACATATGACAATCTTGATAAAGTAAGATTATACGATGATATTAATTCTTTAATTAGAGGTGTTGCAAGAGATCTTCAGTTTTCAGGAAACTACGGAACTTTACAAGCAGCTAGAAGATATTCAAATGCAGTTAATGGTTCGTTTTTAGATGACTTATTTCTTCTTAGAGATACAACAGGCCTTAGGAACTTAACAACCAAAGGACTTACTGGAACACTAAATCCTCCAGGCGTATTTGACTTGTATCAACGTCCAACAGGCGGTGCATGTACAAGTTTAGATCCAGGTTGGGGACCAGCAGACGAACGTACATGGATCATGCAAAGATCACCTTACATACAGGGTGTAACTAATATCGGCGGAGCATGTGTTGGTAAAAAAGTTGATGGATCTTATCACAACGGTGGTAATAAGTCAATGGTTAGTAATGACTTTACACAAGTACTAAGTGACGGTATTGGAGCATGGGTAAGTAACGGCGCAAGAGCTGAGCTTGTATCAGTGTTTACATATTATTGCTCAGTTGGATATTTTGCAGAAGATGGCGGAACTATACGTGCAACTAACGGTAATAACTCATACGGAAGTTGGGGAGCGATTGCTGACGGAAATGATCCTGCAGAAACTCCTGATACATGCTCTGTATGGAACAGAAATAATGAAGCACTAGTAGCATCAGCATTTATTGGTGGCTCAACTGACGAAGTAAAACTATTTGAATATTCACACGCTGGTCAACATTATACAAACGCTACAGCAAGTGTTGTAGGTGCAGGCGCAAGTCTTAACACCCAATACGACGACTTTAGAGACTTAGCAATAAGCCAAGTTCGTCTTATTAACACTACTGGATCAGGATCAGAAGGTGGTAGTAACTATTTGGTTAGACAGGGTTTTGCACAGGTAACAGCAGACGCTAGTTCAACAATTAAAATATCTAACGCAGATCCAACACAATTTTTAAGTGAAATTGCTGGTATGAGAATAGTTATTATTTCTGGACCAGCAACAGGACAATATGGTTACATTGACTCGTATAGTGTTATTTCAAAAGAAATTGGAGTTAAGAGAGAATCAGACGATCAAGATGGATGGGATCATGTTACTCCAGGAACAGCATTAGCTGCGGCTTTTGATTCAACAACACAATACAGAATAGAACCTCGAGTTGAAGTAACATCACCAAGTCTTTCAAGTAATTCATATGACATAACGAATGCAAGAACATTCACAGATGTAGCAGAAGGCGGAACCAGTGTAACATATCAAAATATCACTATTGGGTTAGGTACTGGTGCAGTTGAAGGAATTGATCAAGCAAGTGCTGTATATCGAATATTAAGAACTGGTAAAGTATATACACCAACTTTGATTGAAGGCGGCGCAGGCTATGCTCCAGGAGATGTAATAACAATTTCAGGAGACCAGTTAGGCGGCACATCACCTGATAACGATTTAATTGTTACAGTACTAACAGTAACAGATGATAGTACTAACTCAATACTTACAGCATCATTTAGTGGTATAGGTAGAGAGCCAAGACTAGTTGCTTGTGCTGATCCTAACTATATAGCATATAGTGATAATGCAGGACAAACATGGACAGAAACAACACATGACGTTACAGGAGTAAACTTTCATACTGTAGTTGCAGGAGATAATAAATTTATTGCAGTTGCAGGACAATCAAATCAATATGTATTCTCATTAACAGGCGAAAGTTGGACAACAAGATCATTTCCAGGCGCAAACAATTGGTTGCATGCCACATACGGAGGAGGCAAGTTTGTTGTTTGTACAGCAGCATATGCTAACTTCTTATACAGCGATGATGGACTAACATGGACAGAGACACCACACGGTGGAGCTGTATCAGCATTTGCTAAAGTAGCATATGGGCAAGGAAAATTTGTAAGTGTAAGTAATGAAGATAGAGCTGTTACAATTTCGTCAGACGGAATAACTTGGAATAGAGTTAATGATAAACTTCCTGCAGAATTTGCAACAGTTAATGCAATAGAATTTTGTGGATTTGCTTATGGTGATAACAGATTTGTAGGCATAACTGAAAGTGGAAAAACATGCTTTTCTGTAGACGAAGGTGAGACATGGGTGTTAGGTGGCGATGTTCCACAAAACGGTGGCAGTACATTAGTTTATACGGATCTGAAATACGGTAACGGTGTTTGGATGGCTACTGCAACAGACGGTGTTGCTGGTCCTACAAACTTAGTTGCTACAACACAAGACGGAATAACTTGGAACCAATATAATTTAGATGCATCACAACCTTGGGGAACACTAGCATATACTAGTAATGGTAATGAACCAAGATTTGTTATTTTAGGAAATCAAGCAACAGGTAACGGAACTGTACAAGCAAGAACTGGCGCAAAAGCAATATTAAGAGCAGATGTAAAACAAGGTAAAATTACACAGTTTAAAATATGGAATCCAGGCGGTGGATATGCTAGTGCTCCAACAGTAACTATTACAGATAATCAGTTTATATCAGAAGCAGAACCTCAAGTAAGACTTAGTAACGGCGTTCTTGCTCAACCAACATTTAATAATAGGGGAGCAGGTTATAGAACTAACTCAACAGATATAACAATAACAGGTGACGGTTATGCTGATATTATTGAACAAGGAAATAAACTAACACTAGCAGGGGTAGATGTTGTTCCTGGACCAGGAGTACAAATTAGAATAAACGGAATTTTAGACGAATTAACTGAAGTACCAGATGACTTAAAACTTTACAATGGTGTTAAGGCAACAGACTTAGGCGATGACGGTTCTGGTAATGGAACACGATTAGTTGAATTCCAGATAAGTCCTAACTTAGAAAATACTGACAACTTACAACACGGGACAGTAGTAGAATTAAGAAGTAAGTATAGTCAGTGTAGAATTACAGGTCACGACTTCCTAGACATTGGTACAGGCGGCTTTGCAGATACAAACTATCCAGGATTATACTCAGACGGAAACTACTTTGTAAGTGCTCCTGAAAATGAAGTATATGAAACTAATGGAGGTAGAGTATTCTACACAAGTACAGACCAAGATGGTAACTTTAGAACAGGTGAATTATTTGCTGTTAATCAGGCAACTGGTATCGTTACAATTAGTGCCCAGTTCTTTGATTTAGATGGTCTATCAGAGTTATCACTAGGCGGAGTTAGATTAGGTGGTTCTGGAACAAGTGTTCAAGAATTTAGTACAGACCCAACTATGAGTGCAGATTCAAATAACGTAATACCAACCCAAAGAGCTATTGCAACATTCTTAGCAGATAGATTATCAGTGGGTGGTGAAGATCTCCAAACTAACTTGTTGCAAGCAGGTAATGTGCAACTTGGTGGAGAGGACAATAAGATTGATATGAACAACGATGAAATCTTACAATTTAGACGTCCTGTAGACTTCTCAGGACTACAAGCCGACGGCATTACACCAGCCGGAATTGGTGGAACAATACTTTCTCAAATGTTGTTAGTAAGGTCAGACAATGATACCGTACAATAACCAGGAAAATTATTTAATGATAAATACACTATACGGAGTAAAAACAAATGGCAGAATTTAAACTAGGTAGAATTAGATTTGTTTGGAAAAACAACTGGGCTACCGGAACAACATACTATAAAGATGACGTTATTGCGTTTGGCGGTAAGGTTTATATTTGTGTAGAAGGTCACAGCAGTGCTGCAGACTTTTTTACAGATCTAAATATAGTTCCAAGTAAATGGAACTTAGTAAGTGATGGTCAATCATGGTTAGGTGAATGGGCACACAGTACGTCATACGTAAACAACAATATTGTAAAATATGGATCGAAGTTATATATCTGCCAAACTAATCATACTTCGACTGCAATATCTGGAACAGTAACAAGAGCTGTAACGGTTGCTGTAAATACACAATCTCCAGGTAACAATGTTTTTGTACTAGACGGAACACAGTATCCTAGTATACAATTCCAACACGGTAAAACATACGAATTTACACAAGATGCTGCATCTAACGTAACACACCCATTGTTGTTTAGTACAACAAAGAACGGAACACACGGCGCCGGAACTGAATATATAACTGGCGTAAAATATTATATTGACGGTGCAGAAGTAGTTGACGCAGCGGCATACATAGCTGCATTTGACACTGCAACAAATAGAAAGATAACAATAGAGCCAACAGCTTCTACTCCAGAAACACTTTACTACTATTGTTATAACCATTCTAATATGTCAATTGATTCAGAAATTGATATTATAAATTATGGTATCGAAGCAGACTTAGGTAACTGGCAAACATTTGCAAAAGGCTTAGACTGGAAAGGCAACTGGACTGCAGGATATCAATATAGAAACAACGATTTTGTAAAATATGGTGGAGCATCATATGTATGTAAAACTCCACATACATCACAAGCAGCTGGACTAGAAACTGATCAAGCAAATTGGGAACTTTTAAACAAAGGATTTGATTATAGATCAGAATGGGTTGCAAGTAAAAAATATCTAGAAAACGATGTTGTACGTTATGGTGCAGGTCTTTGGATATCAATTGCTAACCACACTAGTAGCTCAGCATTTGCTACAGATTCTGCAAACTGGGAAAAGTTTGTTGAAGGATTTCAATATGAAGCTGAATGGACATGGGAAGGAAGTTACCAAACTGGTGACGTAGTACGTTATGGCGGCAATCAATATATTGCTAAACAAGATAACACTGATAAGATTCCACCATTAGAACCAACTAACTGGGATCTATTTTCTGAAGGCTTTAAATTTATTGGCGACTGGGGAGCAGATAGTTCACAGTACGAACATAAAGTAGGTGATGTAGTTAGACTAGGCGGATTTACATAT